CCGGCCTCTTCCGAGTATTTCTTTGCATTGGCTTCACTGGTTGCAGCGGCAGATGCGCTGGATGCAGATGCATCAGCGGACGTGGCAGATTCGCCAGCTTTTGTGGTGGCAATTTCGGCCTGTTCAGTGGAAATAGCAGCAGAAATAGAAGCTCCGTCCGCTTCCCGCTTTGCATTGGCTGCGCTTGTCTCCGCGCTCTTTCGAGCTGCTTCGACCGCTTTAATCCAGTCCTCTTCTGTGCCAACATATCCATACTTTACAGCAATGGCATAAGCGCTATAAGGGCCGATTTCAATTGTTTTGCTCATTCAAACGTCACCTCCAAAATCCCAGAGCCGTTGTCTTGCATATTTATTTCGGTCAAGCTGTCACTTTTAACCATATAAAGCACGCCGTTTTTCTGTTCAAAGTTCATCCAACCGCCTTTATTAGCGCTTTGTTCTGCAAGGCGAGCGCTTTCAGCGGAGTTTTCGGCTTGCTTCTGCGACTCTTGTTCGGACGTTTTGGCATTTACTTCGGATAGTTTTGCATTCAGTTCTGCTTTTTCAGCGGCAATCCTCGCAATGTCTGCGCCTGCAACATCTGAAAGGGCGTTCAGCGTTTCAGCATTCATAGGAGTGCCTTCAACGATAGGCTCGTCGTTGCGAACCAGTGTGATAACTTCCGATGTGCCGTCAGACTTTTTCATTGTCCATCGGTTTGGGTACTTTGCTTCTCGGTCAACAAAGTGCATAGTAAGGTTCACCTCCACAGACCGGCTCTGAGCAGTAGATTAGATGGTTATTGGCTATCGTTTCGATATCAAGTAGAATTTCTTCGACCTGATTGATAATCGTATAGTGCAGGTAATTGAGGGAAGCGGGGGTTTCGGGGGTATCATTCTTACCGCTGCACAAAGAACGGATGGTTCTGATATTGGAAAGCCACCTGGAAGCATCCGAGACAGTCAGGTATCCATTTACATCCCAATCGGTTTTTACCGAAACAGATGCGTTCAAGATGGATGCAATCTCTTGGATTCCACCTTCAATGCGGTTGTAGTCCATATAGCTCAGAGCGCCCTTCATGCCAGCGGCCCATTCTGCCTGTTCTTTCTCTGTCCACGTTCCTGCCTTTGCTTTCAATGCAAGTGCCTTGACTTGCGTGACATCATCATCGGTTCTGTCTGTGATCCACCAGGTCAACGAACATCAGCTCCTTCCAAGAGATACCCTTCGACCGTCCCGTGAAAACAGCCGGAATACTGATAAGAAAAGCTCGTAGTCAACAGTACAGAGGAATAGCCAAACTGGTGATGAACGAGAACATAGTCCAAAGCGTCAAAATGTGGGCTTGCACGATATTCCAATGTGACCTTGCGGCGGTTAGAAAGCACCTTGTATGCTTCTGTCAAAATATTCCTGCTCTGGCTGAGAACGCTTTGAGACAACATTTCATTGCTAACAGTCTGCGTTGCTCCGCTTCCTGTTGGGTTTTCTGGGTAAGAATACGTTTTGCTTGTAGTGCTTGAACCATCGGAAGATTTTACATTAATCGAACAAGTCACATTTTTCAGCGGAGAAGAGAATGCAATCTCAGGCCAGTTGAAGTTGTTAACGATGTCGATTTCACCGGCAAGGTTTGCTTTTGCAGTAGAGATGTCAGGAATGCGCCCAATTACAATCACGCCTTCTCGGGTCTGATACGTTGCCATACCAGCTGCGTTAGCAACCATCTGCAAAATGTCCGAATCCTTATAATTGCTTTTGTCCTGACTTGTGATATCTGTGCTATAATTTTTCAGTTCATCGGAAATCTGAAACGTTGCCACGTTATCACTCAGAAGTTCCAACGCATCGTAGGCCATTTCATAAAGAGTGCCATACATTCTTCCTGTATAGTTGGAAACCATCAAATAGCCGAAAGCATCACGGGCTGTAAAGCTGGCTTCAATGCTATTAGAAGGAACACTCCACTCAGACAAAAAGAACTTGCCACCAGTAATCCATTCTACCGTTCCGTCCAAGTCCATGCCGTACTCCACAGAGATAGGCTGGCGCTCATACAGGTATTTGTAAAGGCCTTCCGGGTTGATCGGGTTCCACTTCTGCGTGCTGTTATCCACCGTAAAAGTGATGCTATCATTTGGAAGCTGACCGCTAATCGGGTCTCTTGTGGAATCGTGCTTGTACGAAAAAATATCTTTCTTCTCAAACACAATGAACTGGCCCAGCTTTATTTTCTCAACCCTTGCACGACGATTTTCTAAGCACCACGACAAGATTTGAATGGAAATGGAATCATAGTTTGCAATTTCCCAGTCAATGTCAGTGGTGACAGAGGAATTATCCGACACTGTTTTGGTGGATACGACTGTGCCTCCAGAATAAGCGGTCAGCTTGAAACTTGTCGGCCATTCATTGAACGTTGACGACCATGTGATGGTAATGCCGGGAATGGTCACGGTATGAACTTTGCTGAACGAGAGCGTAATAATCGGGTGGTTTGAAGTTGAAACGCAATTTTCGCTGATATAACCAGCTTCTTGCGATTCTTCGCTTCTGTCAAGCAAGGTATAATTACCGTCCAAAACAGTGAAATTTAATTCACCGGTAGAATATTTCGTATAAGTATGCGATTCGCTGTCAACGATAGAAGATACATTGCTGAAGAACGTTTCGCCGTTTGTGCTAGGAATCGCGTCTTCTTGCAAACCCGGTTCTGTAACGCCATAGGTGATGCGTACAAACATCTCCGGCACAAGCGTTTCGGAAAACTTGTCAAGCCACTTCTGAGAAGGTTGTACCATAGGCTATACCTCCACAAGCGCAATCGAGCAATCCGTCCAGCCCATCACATTACCGGTTTTAGGCCCGCGCCGCCACATACCAGATGTTCGGTCTGAAACGTACATCTGCCGCGTGTCGTATCCGGCCTTTGCCTGGTTATAAAAGCGAACGGTGCAGTAAAATCGTGTCGTGAACAGGCTGAGAATAGCGGCCCACTGTTGTGCGGTAAGGTAGTTCCACTTCAGGGACACCTTTGCTACATCATGCCGCACAACAGAGCCAACTACTTTGCCTTGAACATTCCGTCCGGAATCCACGATGGTGCTAGTGGTCGCTTCGTAAGAAGAAGGTTCCGGCAAGTCTACGCCATTTACCGTTACCAGTGCTGGAATTGCCATAAACCGCCACCTCCTTAGTAGCTGTAAACTTCACTGCCCATCAAAGACTGTCCACGGGCGTTCTGCCGTTTCTCAACGGATGCTGTAATCTGCTTTCCGTCAAGGTAAATTTTGAGTTCCTTGCCACCAGTCAGCTCGTCACCATACCGCTGGAAGATGTCGAGGAATGCGTTGTAAGTGCCATTGTAGACAGATTCACGCATTTCCTCTTCGTTAATGTTGACATTTACAGTGGTGGTGCTCCCGTAAGAGCCAGAAGATGTTCCGTTGTTCTTATCCCATTCTTTTGTTCCTGGGTAAGAACCATTTTTGTACTTTTCTTGCAGTTCCTTGTACTGCTGTTCGTAGTTAGTTGGGTCTTTGGAATCATCAAAGCTGCTATTGGCCGCTTCTTGACGTTTACGTTGGCTTTCCGCGCGACTACTCGCAACATTATCAGCCCAATCATAAAGAGGGTTGCTGATATGCCCCCATTTATCAAAGGGATTAAAGAAATTGCGTGCGTCAATTAAAGCGTTTATTCCACTAATGATGCCTTGAATCGCCGTTCCAAGGACACGAAGAATACCCTCAAAAACAATCGAGAAGAAATCGCCGATTCCATACCAAAGATTAGACAGGAACGAAGCGATGCTCTTGTTCTTATTGGCAAAATTGACAAGAGCACCAACCAACATACCAATCAGGGAAATAACCAGCATAACAGGGTTTGCATCCATTGCAATATTCAAACTCGTCTGAGCAGACGTTGCGGCCATAGCAGAAGGAACGAACTGACTGATAAAGCTAGAAGCCATACCGGCAATGTTATTCCAAACGCTACTTAACCCCTGCGTCAACCACTGCAAGCTGTTATCGGCAATGGACTTAATTTGCTTTCGCTGCTCGTCATCCATTGCATGATAGAAATAGGAAGCAGCCCACGTGCCGAGCTTTTGAAGATCTCCGTTAGAAATCGCATCCCACAGAGTGCCAATGCTGCCGAAGAAATCTGCCTGCAAGCTCTGATCGATGTGCTGCCACTCCGTGTTAAGGCTATTTAAGAAGTTGTTTACATATCCGGTCGCCTGAGTAGAGCCAGCGTTAATCAGCTCGTTGCCTTTCTCCTGCACAGCATTTACAACGCCCTGCATAGCAGTGGAGACGTAGGGGACAGCAGCAGTGATACCGTTTGCAAGGCCTTGGTCGACATAGATACCAAACTGTTCAAATAGCTTGGAAGGGGAGTTGATGTCCGTTTCGGTGGTGAACTTGTCGATGATGGCTTTGGCAAGTCCGCCAACAGTTTTCTTTGCATTCTCAATGCCATTGTTAATACCATTAATCAAGCCCTGAACGATGTTTTTGCCATAATCCAAAAATTTTGCGGGGAGATTTTTGATTGTATCAACCAAACTGTTCCAAGCCTTGTCCCAGTTTTCTTTGAATCCGGCCCACTTCTGGTTCCACCACTCGCCAACACCGACAAACCACCGCTTTAAGCCTACACTCGCTTGGTCAAGCGACTGAATTGGATGCTGAACAAACCCGGGCAAGCTTTCCCATGCAGTCTGAAAATTAGTGCTGAACCCTTTCCACTTTTCATTCCACCACTCGCCAACACCGACAAACCAGTTCTTCAAGCTCTCGCTTGCCTTGTCGAGAGATTCTGTAATCTTGTCCCAGTTTTGATAAATCGCAATTCCGACATCGGTCAGGCCGCCAACAATCAAACCAATCAGTGCGCCGATGCCTGTGCCAATTGGGCCTCCAAGAGAGCCGATAATTGCGCCAATGCCCGCACCAGTCATTGTCGAACCAAGCGGAATCAAAATTCCGTTTAACGTGTTTAAGCCATTTTTGACAGCATCGTAAACGCCCGTTACAAACATAGGTATGCCTGTCACTACTCCGCCAACTGCCGCTCCGATAATCGCGCCAGCAGTAGAGCCGCCAGCTGCTTTAATGGCCGCTCCAACAGCAGTATTTCCAAAGCCGGTCACGATAAACTGAGCAATTCCTTTACCGAGAATGGCTGCGCCTGTAGTTCCAATCAAAGCGCCAAGAACAATTTCAGCGAAATTTTTCCCATTTACGCCATTTTCAATCGCATCTTTAATCCCTGTAATCTCAAGGACAACGCCAACCGTAAAAACACCAAGACCCAAAACAATGGATTTCAGTGCGTTCATTTTTGAGATAGCGTCCACAATATCCGTAATAAGATTTGTGAGTTTCCAAGCGGCAAGGGCGGTTGCCACAGTCGCTATAAGAGGAAGCATACTTTTGATTTTCTGCTTCATCTCATCAATAGATGTGCCAACATAGTTCTTGAACATATCGTAGCCGGACAGGTCTACATCGCCCAAGATGTTGCCAGCAGATGCACCACTGCCAGAGCCAGAACTTCCCTGTGTTGGGTCAATGATGTTCAGCTCATCAAAACCCATCGTGTAGTCCTTGAGGGCTTTGGCAGCTTTCTTTGTCGAATCGGCTGTATCATCCATTGCGTCACCGATACCGCCAACGCTGTCAGCGCTCTTTGTGAAATCAGTGAACACGACCTTCACGCCCATCAGCTTTGCCACCCATTCAACGAACTCTCGAATGAGCTGTACGGCAGCAATCAGTGGGGGGAGAATGGCTTTCAGGGCAGGGTAGAGCAGAGAGCCAACAGACTTTGCCAGCATATCCAGCTGAGCTTTCAGGATTTTAATCTGGTTCGCAGGGCTCTGGATGGTCTGTGCAAGGTTGCCCTGCACGTTGGCAGTCTGCTTCATAATGGCAATGTAACGCAGAACCGCCTTATCTGCCTGGGACAAGCTAGAAACCTGCTTGTTAAAGCCCAAAGCAAGAAGCTCCTGCTGCAACCGTGCCTGAGTTAGATCAATGCCCAAACGGCGAATAGGCTCAATCTCGCCAGAAATAGCGGAGGACATTGCGGTAAAGGTTTCTGCAACGTCCTTGTTCCAATAGGAACCTTCGTCATAGGCAAGCTGGGTCAGGTTCTTGGACAGAACGTATGCTTTGTCACTTGTCAGACCAAACGAAGTACCCAAGCTCTGAATAGTAGCCATGTAGGTCATCGCTTTGGTTGGGTCAACGCCAAGTAATCCCTGCATCTTGCTAATGAGCGTATCGGCTTCACCGCTCAAATTGCCCATAGCATTATGGAACAAGTCTGTCGCTTCGTAGAAATCGTTGAACTTTGCAACAGCGTTGCCAAGATACTCAGCGATAGCTTTCAACGAAACCAGCTTTGCCATGTTCCGCATAAAGCCGTTCATCTGATTGGACAGGCTGAGATAGCTCTTGCGCTGCTTTTCGTTGGCTGCGGTCACACGATTTGCCTGTGTAACCACCTTACTCAACTGCGGAGGAAGCTTTGCAAAAGCGTTGCCTACTTTGTCAAGCTGAGATGCAAGAGGAGTAAGGGCAGTAGAAATCTTCTGGCAGGAACTTGCAAAAGAATCAAGGTCAGTCGCTTTCAGCTTGTCGGTCAGGTCGGGAACCTTTCCAATCGCATTAAAAGCACTGCCAAGAGCTTTAAGGCTCGATGCGTCCAGAATGGACAGAGGAGCCAAAGCGTTAGTGAGCTGAGTAATGCTTCCAGACATGGAGTAAAAGTCCACGCCGTTCAAGCCAGACACAGCCGCAGGAATCTTCTTGATTACGTTCACGACCGTGTTGATGCTCTTTGCGCTTGCGGTCGTGTTGACGTTGGAAAGCCCACTCAGAAAGCCGGTAATTTTGTCCAGCCCGGACATTCCAGCGGATGACTGTTTCAGCGTTGCAATGGAACCGGCCAGCCTGTCAAGGCTGTTCACAACCTTTGTGACGTTGCCTTTCGTCCGCAAATTAGAAATGGCGGTAGCGAGCTTGTCGATATTAAGCTCTGCGCCCTGCGATTCCGCAGAAATTTCTACGGATAAGCTTGTAATATCAACATCAGCCATCACTACCACCATCACTTTCCATCATAGAGAACATCATTCTCTTGATTCGCTCCTGCGCCTCAACTGCGCGTTGGTATTCATACTCGTCTTTCTCCTTTTGAGTAAGGGGAATCGGTCTATCCATGTATTTGATGGGGCTAGACCCTTTCTTTCGGAACATATTGCCAACCGTAGAGGAAAGCGCAGATGCCATGTAAAAGCCATTTCTCCATGCTTCTGTGTTGGCTCTGCGTTCCCGCAGCTCCTCTGCGTCACGGTAGACCTTTGCCAGCCAGACATCGCCGTACCAGAACTGGTCGTATGTCATGCCGATGGAGATGTAATAGGCTTCTACATCGTGGAACAGCTTGGAGAAGGAGAATGACTCTCCCTCTCCGTCTGTTTCCTGAGATTGTGCGGTTACACAATCTCCCACGTTGCGTTTTTTGCGGTCTTGTCCTCAGTGTCAGTTGCCAGCAGAGACTTGGAAGCGTCCATGAACATCTCAAGCAGAATGCCCATCAGATCTTCCTTCTCCTCGATGTGCTGGAACATCTCATCAACGACCTTGCGCTTGATACCCTTGTTCCGTGCGATGAAAGCACCGTAGAACAGAGCGCGAGAGTTGGACAGCAGATTGGTCATCTGGGTGTACTGGCCAATCTGAAAGCCTGCGCGTTCGGTAGCTTCCACGCTGTCACGGGTGAAGGTCAGCTCGTAAGTGTTCTTGCCATCGGGGGAATGAAAGTTGATAACCTTAGCAGCCATAATAAATGCTCTCCTTTATAAATAGGGGCAGAACCAAATCCGTTGTTCAGTTCTGCCCGGTTTGATTGATTCGATTTTTGCGGTTTAGCCGCCAGTGACGGTCAAGGTCTCGCTGAACTCAGGCTTCTTGGTGAAGATACAGTTGATGGTCATTTCCACAACCTCGTCCACGCCAAAGCCAGACAAGCCAACCTGATGCATACCCTGCCAAGTGAAGCCGGAGCCGTCCTGCATCTTCAGGGCGTAATACTTCACGGTGTTGCTCTCGGAAGTCTCATCGTAGCCAGCTTCCTTGACCTTCTTGTAGTCAGTCTTGTTGTAGTTGGCAGTAAAGGACTTGGTGTCACTCTGGATAATGCCGAAGATGTTGACCTGCATGGGGTCAGACAAGGTAGTGGCATCCAGAAGGTTCGGCTCGGAGATCAGGTCGGGCACATCCTTGATGTCGCACAGCTTCGTCAGAGCGGTTGCGCTGTCGCCACAATACAGGGTGGTATTCAGACCGGAGATAGCAGTACTCATAGAATGTTTACCTCCTTAGTTTCGGTAAATCATTCCGTCCTCTCCGATTGTTGCCCCGTAGCTGCAATCAATCCGATAGACGGAATTGTTGTACAGCCCATTCAACGGGGCAAACGATTTGCGATAAAAATTGAGCGGTTCAAGAATAGAATCTACGATTCCAACAATGGAACGCGCTTCTGCAATGCGTCCGGTGTTCTTGTTGGAGTAGACGCGCACACGCAGGGAAACGGCAGCGTACTTGCTGTGACCGGCAGAATCAATATGTACAGGAAGATTGCTGTTTTCTTCTATCTGCACACACGGAAACTTCTTGACATTGCTGTCATTGATTTCACCAGTAACGAAGATGCCGGGCACTTGCTTTCGCAGTTCCTTAGCAACAGCCGTGAAGATAGAATTGAAATAATCAATCAACTATTCCAAACCTCCCTCCACGTTGCTTCGACTTGAGAAGCCATTTCCTCAACAGCCCCCCACATAGCCATAGCTGCATCGTTGCCGCTGGTGTAATTCAACTGACCTTTTCCATCAACTTGCTTGACAGGCGTGCCAGCATTGCCGGATTCTCCGTAGTAGTACCATCTGCGGTTTGCGCCTTGCCCTTTGCCGTAGGAGCCATGCGCACCAACACCGGGCGGCAACTCACCGCCATATCCGTTGTGATGTGCGCCAGTGCCAAACTCGATAAAGGCAACGGCCTTGCCCTCAGCAACGATGGTGCAGGTCTTGTCTTTTTGGTTGATATGGCATTTCACATCGTTAAAGCCAGCGTATTCGGCGTTTTCGAAGCGTATCTTTGCGACTTCAAGCCCCAGCCAAGAAAGACGAAAAGCAAGTGCTCTAGCTTTCTTGTTCAGGGTGGCCTTGTACTCCTGTATCTGACGTTCCGCATCACGAAGTCCGGCATCGCTCAACCTCACTTTAATTTTCACTTGCAGCCACCTCTTTCAGTGCATATAACGTGTCTGTGATATGCTCTGCGACCTTGACCACGATGTAATTGAAGGGCTTTGAAATGTCTGTCTGAAACCAGATGTGTGTACCTTCGTAAAGTGGTGTATTGCGCTTTTTGCTGGACGAACTGACAACGTAGCTATAATCCGTGAATGCTCCAAAAGGGCTTGCTTCCGCAGAACCAGTAGGCGGGCTGACGTTCAACATCAGCTTTGCGGGGTCACTCCATGTTTGCGATGTCTCGCCGGTTTCGTTGCCCCACTCGTCCACAACAGGCGTTTTCTCGCCAACCGGGTTTGAATACCACAGCGGGCGCTTGTCTAGCGGGCTTCCATTGAACATCAGCCGATAACACCTACTCTCGGAACCACTTCATTCAGCAGGGACTGCGCCACATCGGAACTTTCCCACACACGAGTAATGCCGTTGTTGGTGTAGCTCGTCTGTCCGTTTGCGCCGATGTGGTTGTACAGTTCCGCTGCAATGCGTATCTGCAACGACTGATACTGCGAGGGCAACTCGTCCGGTCTGTTGCCGAATGGGTAGCCCTGTGCAAATATCTTGTCTTTGGCGAAATCAAGCAGCAGGTCGAAGAGTGGGTAGTCCTCGTCCGTGATTTCACGGTCAAGTGCAGGGGCGATGTACTGCCCCAGCTTGACTGCCGCTTCGGAATACTGGTCTCCCATGCTGCTTTCCTCCTTTCGCCTTAGTAAGCCTTGATGCAGTACACAGCGTCCATGCGCTCAAAGGAAGGCAGGACGATCTCAGAAGCATAGACGTTGGCGTTGACAGGGTGAACGGTCAGCTCAGTGGTAATGGCAACGCCAGTGTTTACGATGGACACGGATGCACCGGACTGGCCAGACAGCAGGTCGGCTTCCTCAGGGGTAGTGCCGTACCAAGTGCTGCCCAGAGCGCCGGACGGAGCAACCGCCACCATGCCGTCGGGCAGATACTTCTTGCTTGCACTGTACTGGTCTGCCTTGAACATCTTGTCGTACAGATGAATCTTCAGACCGGTTGCAGATTCGATAATCTGCCGGGCTTCAGCGTCCAGTAGAACGGCGTTTGCCTTTGCGGTGACGGTCATAAACCGATTCTTCACCTCATCCGCAGCAATCATGTTGCGGAAGGTGGCGGTGTTCATGTACACCTCAGTCACGACCTCGCCAACGCTTGCCAGAACAGCATCCTTTGCGGCATTCAGGTCGGCAATGGGGGTGGCGGTTGCAGCAGACCACTTAGACTTGGCGACACCGCTGATATCCTTAAAGTTGGTGGATTTCCAGCCGCCGTCCGGGTCATAGTTGTAGGTGTAGTTCACGCCGTTTGCCTTGATGGTGATGCCGGGAACGCCATTGGCGGGAGCCAGCAGCTGCCAGATCATGCGCTCAGGAACGATACGTGCGCCAGTGATAAGCTGTGCGGTGTCATCGTACAGACGGTTCATCACGTCACGGGCATAGGGGTCATTGCTGTCCAGAACACGCAGGATTTCCTGACGGTCTTTCTCGCCCAGATGGTAGCCCTCGCGGAAGAACGGCATCTCGGTCTCATCGAACTTGAAGCCCTCACGGGTACGGAACGTAGCCTTTGCGTCAAATGCGCTGGGCATCAGGGAAACGCCCACGCCCTTGTGACCACGCAGCCACTTAAGGTCGAGACCGGCTTTTTTCTTTGCGGGGAACAGTGCGTCAGATGCAAAGGGCATCGCGTTGGTGGGGTCATTCGTCCAATAGGCGGCAATCGCAGCCGGGGCAAAGACTTCCTTAAGATTCAGTGCCATGTTGTTTTACCTCCTATTAAGCATTCACACTGATGTTGTCACGGCAAAAGATGCCAGGAATGGCGGTCTTAAGCGCAGTAATCGCATCAGAATCATAGGTGAAACCAGAGCTTGTAGCGGCTTTCTTGGTGTCGATAACGCCACGAATCAGCAGGGAAGCATTGGGGTTCTCTGCCGGGTCAACGTCATACAGAAGAATGCCGTCTGCGGTGGCAGAGGTTGCTTTCTTGCCAGCTTTGGTCATGGGATAGCCAGCCTTAACCGCAGCAGCTTCGGTCACGGTAAAGGGAATGGCGGTGTAGTCATTGGAAGCAAGGATGGTATCGTTGATTCCGTTGACCGTGTTTCGGGTAAACTTCATGTTTTCCTCCTTGTTAATGGAAAGCACTCATTGCGTCACTCGATGCCTTAGAAGTATTTGCGTTCTGCTGTGCAAGGCTCTTAGCAAACGCCACGCCTTCGCTGTCAGAGCCGCCCTTGCCATCCGCACCCGGAGGTGTGGGCATATCCTTCAGCAGAGAAGCCTTGTATGCGGTGTCGTGGGCGGTCATAAACTCCGACTGGAACTTAAAAACCTTGTCCATGTCACCGTCAGCCAGTGCAGATGCAGCCTTGTTGGCAAGTTCAGCGTCATAACCCTGTGCAACAAACTTCTCACGGTAAGATGCAAGGGTCTTTTCCTTGACGAGGTTTTCCTTGTCGGCAGTCAGGGCTTCAATCTGCTTCTGCATCTCTGCCAGCTTGTCAGCCTGTTCCTGTGCGGCATTCTCGTCATCGGTGCGCTTTGCCTTGAGCTGCTTCTTGTACTCGGCAGCTTCGCCGTTGGCTTTCGTCACGGCGTTGCGCAGCTTCTCAACCTCTGCGTTAGGGTCTGCAACCTTTTCAAGCGCAGAAATGATTTCATCGGCGGTCATGCCCTCTTTGTAGGCATCACCAAGTAACGCTTTGTAGTTCATATTGTTAATTTCCTCCTGCGTTTTTTTACCGTTGCTTCCCTGCAACGCTGCGAAATTTGTATCCCGGCTTCCCTGCCGTGTTTATAGCAAAGGATTATTCACCCTCTGTTTCTTTATTGGTATCGGTAGACTGTTTGCCTGCCATGTTCCCAGCATTTGCGTCAGTAACATCCTGTTTAGGCTGTTCCTGTGGCTTCGGTGCCTTTCCATCCTCTCCCAGCTTGCCAGCGGCAATCAGGAAAGGTTTGCTCATCTCATAAGCAGCCTGTGGGTCAGGGAACAGACCGGGCGTAGTGAACGCCAACTGCGGGTCAATCGGCTGCTGAATCATCTGTGCGAAAATCTGAACCTTGCTCTGCTGGTTATCGTACTGACGGCGGGGCAGTTTGATGTTGATGTCACTTGCCATCAGCTTAGAACCAGCCGTGTCACGCAGGATTTTCAGCATTACAGACAGGCTTTGGCGTTCAGCATACTTGAACATGTTCTCGTACTGCTGCGCCCTTGCTTCGGTGTGATTCCAGCCATTGCGGACAATGACTGCGCCCACGTTGTCAGACGTTGCATTCTCGCTGCCAGTGGCACTAGGCATGGCAGTCAAACTGCGGTACACGTTCAACATGGAATCAAGCAGGGTCTGGCTTTGCTGCTGGTCAAGCTCGTTTGCAATCTGAGAAACAGAAGCGGGCAGACCAGAAGTGGATTTCAGGCACATTGCGCCAAGTTCCTTCACTTGGTCAAGCGCATCCTTGTCCACAAGGCAGTTGGTAAATACCATGATGGACTGGATAAACTGTGCCACACCGTCCAGACGGTTGCTTTCAAGGTCGTTGATGGCATCCAGCACAGGGATAGCCGGTTCAAACAAACCCATCCGCTCCGGGTTCAGCTTGTATTCGACCATCGGCAACATTCCGAGAGAATGGCTCTCCGATTTCGTGACCTTGCCGTTGTCGATTTCGAAGTACTGGTTTGGCGTATAAACACAAATCAGGTCGTTCAGGTCATTCTGATAATTGCGTGGGATGTGCAGCACGTTGGCGATGGGCTTGTGCCCGATGCCGGAGTTGTAAATCACATACGCCATATCCGGGTCTGGAACGTCCACCAGCAGGGGCGTTTCGTCCGGGTAGTTGCCGTTGTACCCCTTGTCAGGGAGAACAATGCGGTATCCCTGCCCGCACTCCAACATCCACTGCCAGAGCCGCCGATCGAGCGCATCCTTGCCCTCGTACTGCAAAGCATTGGACAGGCGGGCGATTTCCTCACCGTCACCTGTTGCCGTTTCAGACCGCACATAAGAGCAAGGAGTGCCGCTCATGTAGCCTGTGTAGAAGCCAACGCATTCGTTGGCATGGTTCTCTACAATACGGTTGGTGATTTCAGCGTGGTACTCCTTCGTGCGGTGGAGGACAGGCTGGCTACCCAAGTAGTAGTTATGCAGAAAGCGAATTTCATTCTTGTTCAGCAGATGAATAGGCTCTGCCTTGCCCATGACCACTTTCAGCACGTTCGCCCGATTGATTTCTGTCTCCGGCGTTTCAATCGGTCTACGTCCGGTCAGCGGCTCATTCAAAAAGCCGCCAACGACCATTTGATACTCAGCCATGTGTTCCCTCTTTCCGTTAAAATCTTCCCATCATTTGCTTGTACCGTTCGGCAAACCGTTCTTGTACAAACAATCTTTCTACGCTAGAACCGTATAAATTATTTGTTCCGATAATCGGCTGTTTGTTTATTTGCGCCACTTCCATGCACTCTACTGGGCATTCGTACCCGCTAATAACTACCATGAAAGGAACGTCCGACAACCAATGCTCAAAAGCGTCATAATCGAATTTTCCTTTATATCCCGTACAACGTGTTTTTTTGTACGGTGGGTCAGCATAAACGATTGAGCCTTCTTGGATTTCAACGTCACGATAATCTTTTTGAGAAAGCGTTATTTTGTCGCAATCATTGAGGTTTTGGATGCTCTGCAATCGTTGAAGCCCATTCAAACTTTGAAGCCTGTCTAGGCTTTCAAGGCGGCAATTCTTTTCATCCACGCCAAACTCTCGAAGAAGCGATGTATCGTCAAACACTCTTGCATAGTGCAAAGCCTTTTTCCACGGTTCAATTTTTTTTGAATAGAGATAATCTGTTCGATTATTCCCAAAACTCCAACAGAGCGAAACGTAAGGGTCGGAATCTTTCAGACGATGAAAATCTTCACGACTAATCCAACGCTTTTCGTTGGCATACTTGCCGTGAACAGCGTCCATGAACAATTGCGGCGCATCACCGATGTCATTTGCAACGATGTGATTCCATTTGCCAGACAGTAACGCAGCGTGTGTGACTGCACAGCCGCCAGCAAACAGGTCAATCAGTGTGCCACCAGCAGGAAGATTGGAGATAACCCACTGTGCGATTTTGTTCTTGCTGCCACGATACGGCACACCATATCTCACGGTAGGCTTCTCCTTTCTTGCAAAATAAAAAGCGCAGCAAGACAAACCTGTTAAGGTCTATCTCACTGCGCTTACAACTGCGCTTCAAAAGCTATTCAGTTTTTAAACTTTGGTACGGAGACCCATGTATCTTTTGGAAGGTTGGAATCTCCAATTGTAATCCAATGGCAAAGAGGGCACAGAAGGGAGAACTTGCCTTCCACTTCGCCAAGATAACGTCCGCAATCACACGGATTGCCGTTTGCGTCTTTTCGAGGACGCTTGCATCTGACTTTTGCTACCATCTGTGCTCCTTTCGTTGGATTTCTGGAAACAGGCTGTTGAGCACAGACCTGTCAGAAGCTACTGGGAAACTATTCGCACTTCCAGCCGTGCTATTTTCCGCCCCGGAAAACCTTCACAGTCTTTCTGTTTGCCGGACAGGCAATGGTTCGGACTGCGATTCGGACGCGGAAGCTGGATTTGAACCAGCGACCTCTTGGTAACCAAGCGAGCTACCTGACTGCTCCACTCCGCGAAAGACCCGGCTTACTTTACCGCTGCTCTTTGCAAAAGGAGAAATTGAAAAAGCCTTTTGCATCGAGAGCCGGGAATAGCGGTGAGGTGTCAAAAGAGAAATCCCATGCAAAGCAAGAGGATGGTTGTGCTGCGTAGCGGGTTTGAACCGCTTCGTGTCAGTTGGGGGAGTACAAACAACGTTCCGTCCACTCGGAAACGCAACATATAATTCCCACGACAGAGAAAGGCGGCTGTCGTGGGTGAGTAAGAAAGGAGGGTATTACACAACAAATGACGAGTAAAAATGACTTAAAAATCTCGTCAACGCAATACCTAGAGGAAGCTACAAATCTTCCTGGTACTATTGTAAGCCATGTCAACAAGCAAATCAAATTTTAATGCCTACGAAACCGGCTATTTAGGGGAATTATTAAAACGGCCTCTTGACAGGCTCGATTTTACTGATTCCGTTATACAATTCATCGGAAAGCTGTGCCAGGCTGTCCGGTGCATCATCGTGCGGAACTTTGCCAAGCTGCGTGAACATCGTAACTTGTTCCATGAACGCCTTGTATTCTTTTGATTGGTGTTTTTCGTCAAGGAAATAGAACCGTTTGATGTCAGGCGCATACTGGATGATTCTTGACAGCTTGCTTTGACCGCTTGGCGCACGCTGGCTACGGACAGAGCAGTGATACCCCTGCTGCCGGAGCTGGCTGTCTACCACGTCACAGTATTCATCACCGCCATTGTTGGCTTCGCCGCGCACCACGTTGATTTTATGCTGGACGATTTTACCCACGACTTCCGGTCTGGTCACGGTCTTGTCGCCGTTGTTGAACACAAGGTCTGGAATGAACACAGCGTCTCCGTACACATAAGCAATAGGACAGGCTGTGAAGTCACCGCCGCCCCACGCAATATCCATGACCATGAGCTTGCGATCAGGCTCTCCGTCAGGCAGAACGCCGTTGAAATACCGCAATTCATCGGCAGGGAACAGCAAACCTTCACGCTCAACAGGTTGGTTCATGTACAGTGCTTTCCAGCTCATTTCATCCATGACTTCGCGTTGCTTGCGGAGCGTTTCTGTACTATATCCTACACCGTAGTCATAATCGAAGTTGGATTCGTCTTTTTCGTTCATTGCTGGCATAACAATGAATCTGTTCCTGTCGGAATCGCCGTAATTTTGTTCCAATCTGCCGATAACATCATGGACAGACCAGCGTGTAGCAATATGCAGTTCCTTACACTTGTTGCCGATTTTACGCTGTCTAAGGTCGGTGGTGTACGTTTCCCACAGCTTATCAAGGCGGGGTTTGGAAAGTGCCACTTCGATACCGGACACAAGGTCATCGCAGTAAAGAAGCGTAGATGCACGGTACAGACCAGCATTACCAGTGCCAATAGACGTAAATTCCAGCGTTTCAAAGCGCTTTCTCTTGCCTAAGTCAATGCGGCAGTCCTTCGCATTGGTGTTCGACACGGCAACGTCTGGGAAAACATCGTTCCACAGATATTCTCCGCCCTTGTCGAATATACGCAAGCACTCGTCATAAACGCCACGAACAAAGCTGTTCGAGTGAGAACCTGTAAGCATCGGTTCGTCAGGGTTTCTTCCGGCAAGCCATGTCAGATAGAAAATAGCTAGAGCCGTCTTACCACAGCCGGGGGGCATCGAGATTGCCAGCAAGTCCAGTCTGTCATCCGCAAGGTCTTGCAGGGCGTTCGCAACGGTTCTTAACACCTTTCTTCTCGGCTGATAGAACTTCTTCTCCGGCGCACGATTCCATTCAAGGTAGATGCAATAGCTGTCAAACACATCCTTTGCTTCAAACAGGTACGTCCGGCTGATAATGTCATAGACCTTCGCCACGTCCTCTCCTGTTTTCATCTTGCCCATCATGGCTGCGCAGATAGAGCGCAGCTCACCAGAGTATTTGTAGGCATCGAACCGCTTGTCTTGCGGCAGAGCGTCTCTCAGGTTCACCACCGCCTGAAACCAGTCCTCATAGACCTGCGCTTCGGTCGGATTCTGCTTTGCATACGCTTTGATGCTGTCGATGATGGCGATACACTGCTTTGGCTGCATAAAAAAATAGGCACCCCCTACCTGAAAATGTAAAGAGTGCCTACAACTGCACAAAAATCAAATATTCGGTTTTATAATGCTGTTTTTGGAAAATTATTTACTAAAATTCGTTTTAACGGATAGAATGTGCGGTTTATTTGACTTCTTCTGCAAGCTGGTTGAGCCTGCGTTTCAGTTCGTCCGCATCGTAGTACAAAGCGTCTGCGATGGCATTGAGAATATCAGGCTTGTCGGTGTAATCGCACAATGTTTCAATCAGTTTCAAGCTCTGATCTGACAATTTTACGGGTTTCATGTTGATTTCCTTTCGGTTTTATTCTCCAGCTTTGAAATTGTAAATGGGCTTAATGTGTTTTACAATATCAACTGTTGGGGAGATTGCGTTGATAATTTCCTGCGCTGGCTTATATGCCATCGGGCATTCATCCAACGTGGATTCATCGGCTGACGTAGTATAAATTCCGTTCATCTGCTTTTTATATTCCTCAACGCTGAATGCTTTTTTAGCCGCTGTTCTGCTATATAGTCTGCCAGCACCATGCGGAGCAGAGAAATTCCAATCAGGATTGCCCTTGCCAACACAGATAAGGCTTCCGTCTCTCATATTAAGAGGAATAATCAACTTCTCACCATCTCTAGCGGAGACAGAACCTTTTCGGATAATATCATCTGATTCGTCAATATAGTTGTGTACGGTTTCAAAGAAAGACGCATGGGTTAGCATGGAATTGATTCCAACGCCGTCTAAAATGGTATGCATGACTCTTGCTCTATTCATCCTTGCAAAAGCCTGACAAATCCGCATATCATTAAGGTAAGAATCACGTTCTTCGCCTTCAAGATAGCAAAGCTCATTCGGAATATCAGGGAACTGAACATCCAGCTCTTTGATTTTTTGCGAGATTTCCTGTTCACGACCCTGCGCTTTCAGTTCCGCAATCACACGTTCCGTAGCTTCTTTTCTTTTGTTCTTTCCTTTGATATTTGAGATGGCTACGTTTTGATGATACTCTGCGACTTGTTTTCCGAGATTTCGGCTTCCAGTATGGATAACAAGATACTGGTTTCCCTCTTCGTCTTCGTCCAACTCAATAAAATGATTGCCGCCGCCCAAAGTGCCCATGCTGCGAAGAATCCAGTCAACATTATGTAGGCTATCTTTGCAGTCAAGCTGGCTAAGGAAAGAATCTGACATTTTCTGCGATTCGTGAACATTCATCCCAGCCGGAACTCGTTCCCTGATTACTTTATCTAACTTTTTCGGGTCGATGTGTTCAATTCCAAGTTCAGCGACAAGCATTCCGCAGCCAATGTCTACGCCGACAATATTCGGAATGACTTTCTTGCCCAAATTTGCCGTAAACCCAATTACGCACCCGGAACCAGCATGAACATCTGGCATAATGCGAATTTTGCATCCGTCAACAAAGCTCTGATTACAGAGCGTTAAAATTTGCTCAGATGCCTTATCTTCGATATTATCTGTGAAAACCTTTGCGGACGCATATTTTCCTTCAATCGTTTTCAACTTGTTCTCCTTTCTCATTCGGTTTTATTCTAGGTTGCGAACAATGTCACTTCAATACTTTCGCACGGTTTGCGTCATAATCTGCAAACATAGACGCTGCAATCTTCATAGCTTCCTCTATCGTAGGAGCCTTGATGAATGCTCTGCATCCAAACAGAACTCCGCTTGCATTTGTTTTGCTATCTTCTGGAATGACGTAAATTTTTCCATTTTCGCGCTTAGCAAGCCAAGTGGGAGTACTCCTGTATGCTTCTTCTTTCGCCTTGCGTTCAGCTTCCATTTTTTCACGGACTTCCTTGAAAATAACATCAGCTTTCTGCTCTGCATCTTGCTTAGACCACGCATCAACATAAGCGAACCCGTGCCAGTGACCCATGATAACATTTTTCTCAACGTCATCTAAATGATGTTCACAGCAATCTGCGCCACCATAGGCATAAACCGCATAAGTGAGTGGTTTTTCCGTCAACTCTTCGTTATCCTCGTATTCTTCAACATCAGCATCGTACATCTCTGCGATTTTCTCCGCACGTCTACGGCTCTCGGTCAGAGTAATGATGTGATAATCCTCGTATTCACCGCTTGTTACTGCGTAAAGTTTTCTAGCCATACTTTCACCTGTTCTGTTCAGCAATCCGATACCATGTCTGGCGGGAAATTGCTTCTAGCAATCTTGCATTTCTTATATCCTTTAGGCCATTCATTTAACGGCGTAATGTAAGATGTTTTATCTGTTCCGGGGAAATAGCCATTTTCCGCCCACCATTCTTTTGTGTGGCGTTTTCTGTTATCTGGCGCTGTTGGGAATGTAAGTGCTTCTTTAGGGGTGCATCCAAGTTCAAGTCTTTTGCCTACCCCAGCAAGGCTTACATTATTCTCTTTGCACCATTGAGAACGAGTTTTTGTAACGCCATCAATCGTCCAGCATTCCATAGCCCAAATGACGTTTTCTTTTATATTTACAAATCCGGGTGTTTTGCTGGCTCCATCTTCATAAAGCCATCGTTCGATTTTATCAAGAGCCTTTACTTCTTCACTAAATTCCCTAGCCAACTGCCTATATTCATACTGTGTTTCTGTTTCGTTTTCTTTATTTTCTGGAATATGCCGAAGCTCATATAATTGTTTAGACGAAAGGACTTCCTTTATGTTGGTAAGTCTAAAACCATTCATTTGGCAAATCCAAATAGCCATTTTTTCAATTTTGAGTGCAATTTTTCTTGTACTCCATTTTGAAAGAATAACAATTTTAGAATTATGTTTCATATAATGCTTAAGAAAATCATTATTTCTGCTTTTCTTGTCCATTATACGTTGTTCGTTTCCCATTCCAACATAATATATCTCTCCATTGTTATCAATAAAAAGATATACCAAGAATTGACCGACCTCATTCATAATGTCAGAATGATCTACCGCAAAATCAAGAACATATCCATCGCCCAAATCATTTTCAATAGCCGCTCTTCGGTTATAATCTGTACTGCGAACCAAATCCATAAAGTCCTTTCTCGCATTTGGCCCAGCATAACGCATCCAGTCAGTTACCATTGAAGCAAGGCTAAAATAATCAATGTTTTGATAATTCATAAATTCTACCTTTCTGCTGATTTTATATTGCCATACCTCAACAGAAATGGTATAATACTCATGTACTATCATCCTGTTGAGGGATTGGTGGTTCTTGTTTGTAGCAGCGACCTGTGGTGGGTCGCTGCTTTTTATTTTTCTTCTTTATTGGCATACTTGCGTGTGGTGGCCGCATCGGTAATGCCGTATTTTTTTCGATATTCCCTCACTCTACGCCAAAATGTAGCAGACTTCAAGCCAAGCTCATTCATCATAATAGTGGGAGTGGTCTTTCCGTTTTGCCAATCGTTGTAAAGCTGACGGAATTTTTCTTCATCGACTTTAACGTACTGCCGTCCTTGATATTTTCCCTCAGCTTTTGCAACAGCTATGCCCTCTCTCTGCCTAGCGAGCATATTTTCTCTTTCTAGCTGCGCCATTGCCGCAAAGACTGTAAGCATGAACCTACCATTGGGGCCAGAAGTATCAAATTTTTCTTTTTGGCTCACAAAATTAACTTTTTTCTCGTCAAGTTCTTTAATGATGTCAAGCAAATCAGTTGTGGAACGAGCCAACCGGCTAAAACTCTCTACTACAAGAGTATCACCTTCACGCACGAAAGCAAGCATTTCTTTCAACTGGGGGCGGTCTGCGTTTTTCCCACTCATTTTGTCAACAAACACTTTTTCAACGCCAAGCTGCTCCATAATAACTTCCTGACGCGCCGTGTTCTGCTCTGCTGTTGAAACTCTAACATAGCCCACTTTCATTTTTGTTCCCTCTCTTTCTATCAAGATTATACCACATGATGATAGAACTGTCAATATGTCATGTTTCAAACCGTGATAGTTGTTTGCTTTATATTATATATAAATATACTCTAGTATGTATTTATACATACTAGAGTAGTATAAGGATGTTTACTTAGTTAATCACAATCAGGTAGAAAATTTTCTATAATAAGGAGTAATTCTGCCGAACTTCATTTCCGTAAAACTTTGGGTCTTGACAAGCATATTTTCACGCTTTATACTTGTTCCAGCGAAAGCGAGGTGATAGGCTTGGCAAGACGAGCAGAAACCTCGGAACGTGATAAGTTGCACATGATAAGCACTCGGCTCACAGAGAGCCAGATTGCAAGCATGGAGGGCAGCGCAAAGGCATTGGGCATCTCAAAGGTTGATGTTATCCGCATGGGTATCGAGTGGGTAGCATCCTATGTTGAGAATATCAAGGCATAAAAAATAAGCTACCAGCGCCACCGTCCAAAGTTACGCTGATAGCTTATCCACATCACGAAACGAGAACCTGCAACCACCAAGGGGGCAGTCTCCCTTTTCGGAATCTATTATACCAAAAAGGGCTGCTCTCCGCAAGAGTTAGGAGTAAAAAACATGAACTTTCCTACGAAAACCGAAGAATTTTTGAAAACCCTCGCCCACGGCAAAGAGCCGACCAGCGAGGACAGGGAGTACGCAGAAGCGCTTGGTAAGCTGTCCGAACTGAACTATCAGGCAGGGTACGAAGCGGGGCGCAAAGAAAAGTAACATAATTTCGGCAATTCGTATGTATTATAAATTACATCGTAAAATCGTTTGAAATTATTTACTTCACAAGGAAAAGTGGTATAATATAATTACGCCGAAAGGAGGTGAACGAGTATGACGTACAACAACCCGAATGGTGCACAGTGCAACGCCAACGTCAGCAAGGAAATGCTGGCAGAGATCAATCACTACTGCACCGTATGCGACCTTAACCGAAGTCAGTTTATGCGCAGAGCCATTTCAGAGTATCTGCAAAACCATCCGCTGCCCAATGAAAACGAAAAATGATACGCTCGCTAAAGTTTGCCGACCGCAGCGAACGTATCATCAAAACCACTGGAACAAGCTGTTCCAGCCTTATTATAGCAGGAATTGGCTTGTTCCGCAAGAACCATAGGAGTTTTTATGGAACAAAAGGTTAAATATGCTATCAATCTTATCAGCGAAAACGGACAGGTTGTCGTTTCCAGCCGTGAAGTAGCGGAGAACTTTGGAAAAGAGCACAAGCACGTTCTTCGCGACATCGAAAACCTGATGGGAGGAGAGCCCAAAATTGGACTGTCCTCTATGTTCTTCAAATCGGAGTACCTTTCAGTCCAAAACAAAGCGCTACCTGAGTATCTGATGAATCGCGATGGGTTTACTCTCCTTGCTATGGGATTTACCGGCAAGGAAGCCCTTGAATGGAAACTCAAGTATATTGATGCTTTCAATCAAATGGAGCAGAAGCTGACCAACCCGGAACCGGAATCGACAGAAATGCTGTTGAGCCGCGCTCTGATTGCCGCTAACAGTGTTATCGACACGGAGCGTAAGAAAGTAAAGGCTCTGCAAGCGGAAAACGCCAAGATGAAGCCTGATTCCGATTACGCAAAGGCGATGCTACTTTCCGATGAAAGCCTGACTACCACGCAGATTGCCATGAACTACGGCATGAGCGCACGAAAGCTGAACAAGATTCTTAGAGAGCTTGGCATCCAGCATACAGTGAACAAGCAGTGGATTCCTTACCAGAAGTATCTTGGCAACGGATACGTTGTCGGGCATCCGATCGAGCTGCCGAACGGAAAGACGAAAGAAGTTACTCGCTGGACAAGAGCCGGTCAGAAGTTCATTTACAGCAAGCTCAAAGAAGCGGGCTATCTGCCTGTTGGCGAGCAGATTAGAATGGAGACGTGCTGATGGACTATTTGAAGGAAGTGTTTCGGCTACAAGCTGAAAACAAGGAACATCAGGAGAACTTGAAGAAGTGGTCTGAAGCTCTCGGTCTCGCTCTATCTATTCTGATGCCGGAAAAGGACAATCTTACAGAATACGAAAAGAAAGAGCGTGAGAAAATCTATTTCGCCGTGGAATCGTGCGTACAAGGATTCTGTACCAGCAGCCATGCCATTGGCTACAATGATTGTATGCTTGAAATGGCAAAGCACGGAGCAGCACACGAACCGATTATTTATCCCGAACAGTAAATAACACATAAGAAAAGCCAGTGGTTAGAGAACATCTAGCCGCTGGCTTTTTGTGTTATGGGTCAATCCTGCAAAGCAATGACTTCGTAGGAGCTATATCCAACAAACCCGGACGATGGGTAAAGTTCAAATGTTGTTGTTTGCCCAGACGGAAGTGCATCGGTTATGTATGTACAATCGCCACCCACAGGGACTTCGTTTCCTTCGGTGTCTTTCATTTTATAAATGACGATAACTTTTATCCAGTTGCTCGTGAACTGGCTATTGTTTGTAATTTGACCTGTGTAACGCAAATCGTACCCAGAGCCGCGTTTAGAAACATTGGTGACGGAAAGTTCACCAGCACGAATAGCCTGATTGGATGCGCTCGCTTTGTGGAAATTCCGCTCATTTGCAGTGATAGTGTATTCCATTCTGGTTGGAGTAATGCCTTCGGAATCAAACGACACATATCCAGCGTACCAATAAGAGTCTCCCTCTGCAATCCAGTCGAGGGTTTGTTCATCGGTTTTTAATACTGAACCGTCAGAACCGAAAACAGAGGCCTTTAGAGATACAAAATCAACGGCGTAATCGGGGTACGTATTCTCAACCAGTACAGCGTAGTAGACATAGTATCTCGTTTTTCCGTATTCGTACTTGGTTTCAAGGTGACTATGAGATTCCTTAATTTTAACAGTTCCTTCTTCGTTAGTTTCTTCTAGTTGAGCAGGGGATGCAATCTCATCCGGCTTTTCGACAGCTATCGCACATAAAGGCGACATTAAAAGTACGGCCGCTGCCAGAGCTGCCGCAATGATTCTCTTTCTCATTTTTGATTCTTCCTTTCTTTGGTCAGAATTTTATATAGCGTTTGAAATACCATGTGCCATAAGATACACGCCAAAAGCCAAAAGAGCGGCGCCGATAATGATGCCCCAGATTGAAGCAGCAATCTTTTCGTTCTTTTCTCTCTTTTCTTTGTTCTTATCATTCTTTTGATTCATTGCAGATTCCTCCCTTTCAAGGCTTGTAAGGCAAGTATAGCACAGAACGCAGAACCTTTGTAGGGGTCTTTTTGTTTTTGCGGGAAATTTTTGAGATTGACAATAGAGGGTAGGGCGTTTTGCGCAGAAAAGAGGGGGTGGGTAGGAAGGGAAAGTGCCTTTTTTGAATTTTTTCTACGCGAGGTGTCGACCACCCCACCCCCGGCGCTCCCTATATACCCCGCCGGTGGAGACCCCAGCCCACAGCGCACCCGGAACGACTGCGCACGACAGGGAGCAGCGCAGGCCGTGCCAGATGCAAGGCAGACCACGCCACGCACCGGCACACACGCCCGGACGCTGGACACGCTGCACCCGTCTGCACTCTATACCAGACATACCACGCCGGGCAGATCGGGACGGTGGGCGGGTGCTGGATGGCGGGCAACTCATCTATCATGCGTATTGTGATAGCTCTATCACAGGCATGGTCTAGTGATAGCAATATGCACAACTATCACATAAATCTTTTGGTATATCTTGTGATAGTTATTTGCTATCAAGTACTTGACTTACCACCCTAGTGATAGTATAATAAAGGCACAAACAAGAACAAACCACATTGAACCAAAACAGGAGGACAAAACCATGAAGACAAAAAGAACCATGCGAGATATTAAATCCCAGTATCCGACCATTATCCAAGTAAGCTATTGCGATGCGCAGAATATGCTGTGCATGGACGACCCCGCCGCCTACACTGCCGGTGTATACGGTTGGAACGCCGATATTTACCCGATCGCCTCCGGCGTTGCAATCTGCACCGGCTACCGCCCGTTTGGTAACATCAAGCCCGATCGGGAGACGGTCAGCCGCTACGAAAAGCGGGCGCGGGAAATGCGCCGGGACTTGTTGAACGCTGAGGAGCTTGCGGCGCACCTGCACAGCTTGCAGATGGAATTTGTTCGGGAGGTGTGCAACGTATGAACAAGCTTGTTTTTGAAGTAAACAATGGCAGAAAATTGGAACTTGTACAGCGGGAGGACAACGGAACAACCCTTATTTGCTCCCTTGATGCGCCGGATAATGAAGCATATATTAGCGCTGGTGACTTTGTGCAATTGATTAACCTTTACCGCTATTACAGGCGTTATGACATCCAAAACGATTGGATTAACCCAAACGGCAAAAACACGGAGGTGTAACACATGATCGCACTTGATTTTTCGCAGTGGGCAGCCCTCTGGTACGTGGGCGGCATGATTAGCGGCGCGCTGGTAATGCTGGCGTTTCTCAATAGCTAATAAGGAGGGTTAAAAAATGACCACATTCGAAGAAAAGGTGAACGCATACCGCGAAAACAAGCGGCTCATGGAAGAGCTGGAAGCGATGAACGATGCAATTAAGGCCGATATTATCAACATGATGCACGGCGCACCGGAAATGGTACAGGGCACCGCAAAGGCCATTTATAAGGACGTGCAAAGTGTCCGGCTTGATAGCAAGCTTTTACAGGCAGCGCACCCGGATATTTATGCTGAGTGCAGCAAAAAGACCGTTTACAAGCGGTTTAGCGTGGTATGAGTGGGCTAAATAAATGTATACAATTTTTTACGGTATCGGATTAACCGCTGCTAACGGCGGGTTTTATGGGCATAAATGGATAGCTGAGGAGCTAACCAGCATTGCAAACGGCGATTATGGCGAAAAAATGACCGAAAAAGAAATACAAGCCATGTGCAATGACATCAACGCACACGGCGGGCACAACGGGTTTAAAGTTTGGGCGGAGGTAAACACAAAATGATATTATCCTGTATCCTGTTTTTCTTTTGGTTTTTCTCTGCGCTGTTTAAAGCATCCAAATAAGAAACATTTCACCCGGTCAGAAATGGCCGGGCTTTTCTTTTGCCTTGCATCTGCTGAGGGTGCAAGGCTTTTGTTTTGCCCTGCTACAATACAGCCCCATACAAGCGTTTACAACGTGTTTTGTTCCGTCCATGCAAGTTATACCGCCAACGCCGCAAAACAGCGCACAGGTCTTTACAGGGGTTTTTCCTGAAATTTGCCCCATTCTACAGCCACAAATACCAGGCCGAAACAAGCGGCTATAATACCACCTGCACCACGCTAGAGCACACCACAGAGCCGCAACACCTCCAGCACATACCAGATACCATCGCCACGCCGGACGCTGTACAGGTCAGCACAGGCCGCCTATTATAATAAGGTATATAAGGGTGCGGCAGCGCGCCCCTGTTATGGATCCATGCCAGACGGCGCAACACATCGCAGACCATGCCAGCCCGGCGGGGTCTGCTCCTACCGTCTGCGGTCGCTGGCAAGTGCTACACCCGGCGCACCTGCTGAGGGGTCAGCGTCTCCACCTGTACAGGGTCAGCCCGGCACCCTCCACCCGGCGGGGCAGTCCAGCGGCAGGGCACGGCGGGCGACGCGGAACCATTGACGGCTCCCGCCGTATCTCTTTTTCGGGCTTTCGCCCGATAGCTAATAGAGGTCAGCAATAATCGTAGCGTTCCGGCTGGAATAGTCGTAACAGCTTCTGGAATAGTCGTAGCCAATAGTCGTAGTTTCTCCCGAAAAATAGTCGTGGAATAGTCGTAAAGTCATCAGACGACTAGCTTTTGAAAGTCCTATATATCGTATAGTAACAAGCAGTTCGCTAATAGTCGTAGAGTAATAGTCGTAGTGTTTTCTTACGAATCATCGTCAAATAGTCGCGTATTTTTTGTGTGAAATAGTCGTTCGCCTTTTAGAGAAAGAGAGGTGCGATAGTCGCTAAGTCATCCGACCACTCCCAAAATCACCTCTTGTCCAAATTTCGCATAATTTATTCTTCCACCAGTTATATCTATTTCGTATAGTAGCCGTACTTATTATAGTATACAGATATAGTTACTCCCGATAATCAAGTATTATTTCGTATAATAACTCGTACCATCCGATTCGGTCTGTTTCTGCTCGATTTAATTCCCAGTAATGAACTATAGTATTATATTCAATTCATAGTATTTTACTAGGAATAGTTAATGCAACATTTTTACATATCCAACCGGCTACAAAATGAAGTCAATTCTCCATGTGAAATAGTCGTAAACCATCCACTAGCCAAAACCTCACGCCAGCTCTCGCCTACGGTCTGCCCTGTTGGCTAACGGTGTAGCTTTGGAGATAAGGGAAAAGAGCCAGTTTGCAATTTCGCATAACTGTTATTTATTCACTTTTGAACTATTGTGGCACACCCGGCTCCGTCAACGCGCGCGCCCGCGCATATAACGCCCGCGGACGCGCTAAACACACGGGGAGGGAAAGGGGGAGCACGGAAGATGTTAGGGGGATTATAGGGGATAATAGGGGTTGTAGGGGAAAGAGGGGGACAAAAGGGGGGAAGAAGAAACAAGGGGGAAAGGGGACAAAAATTTGAAAGCCATTTCCGAAAGTGATAGTCGAAGCGTTTTTTCGTTTCAATGAGCCCTGCGATTGGATGAATAGTCGTTGGCATCCGCTCATCTGGCTGCTATCATCGCGGGAAAGGTGTGTAAGAGCCTGTCTGACGTGTTTTTTCGATTGGCCCGATAACTTTCACGTCTGACCCCCGAAAAGCTGTTCTCCACGCTTCTGCATTGGTCTGGTTATGTGGTCTAGTTTGAGATATACCATCAGCATCAACGGAGAGCCGTCTACGAGTGCCTGTGGCGCGTTTTTGTGATTAAGTTGATAAAGTTATCGTATAGCATCAAAAACGCCTTAAAACAGGCTTTCTCGTGGAGTTGGCAAAACAAAAGACTGCCATTACTGACAGCCCATGCGCTCAGTCCATCCAAGTGTACTCTTGAAACCGTTGAATCTGCTTGTTAAACGTGATGGGAAGGTCGCCTATCTCACCCTCCTTGTTCTTGCTCAGCCGGAACAGATACTTGTCGGGGTTATCGCCGGACAGAAGAATGATTGCATCTGCGTCCTGTTCAATCTGTCCGCTCTCTCGTAAGTCGGAGTTAGTAGGCGTTGCTCCGGGCTTAGATGGGTTTCGATTAAGCTGTGCCAGTGCTACCACGACAATGCCTGTGGTCTGCGCCAGCTCGTGTAAAGCAATGGATATGGCTGTAATGGCGGCATATCTGTCCTTTGCGCCCGTTTCGTGGATGAGTTGAAGATAGTCTACGAAGATGATCTGCGCCTTTTTACGGAGAGCTTGAGCCTTCATCCACGCCACGTTCTTTCCGGCAGCGGAGCGGATATATAAGGGCATCTTCATGTTCTTTGCCTGTCCGTCAATCTCATTCAAACTGACCGCCTTATTTTTTACCGTGTCCAGAGGGCAGTATATTTGATTAGCCATCAGACGTGCGCCCAGCTTGCGTTTGCTGGTTTCCAAGCTGAAATAGTACACGGTGTAGTTCTGCTTTGCCATGCTTGCTGCTATTTGCAAGGACAGGGCTGTCTTGCCCGCAGACGGTCTGCCGCCGATGATGATGAAATCGCCCGGTGAGATGTGCAGCGCTTCATCCAGACGCTCTAGGCCTGTCTTGATGTACACAGGCTTCTCGTCCATGTGAAGCACATAGTCGTTCAGCACATCCTCGTATGTCCACGCATCTTCTTCCTCAGCTTTCAGGCTCATTGCTTCGCCCATCTGCTGGTAAATGTCTGATAGATCAGAATAGTCAGTGAGCTCGCTGGTCATCTGAAATGCCAGACCTTGCACACGAGTGAGTGCGGCTTGTTCTCTGATAAGCTGTGCCCAACGCTGCATCTGCTCCCTGTCAATTCGTACACACTCTGATTCACAGGTTTGTACACACGCCAATAGCGTTTGCGCTACGTCTGGATGCTGCGTGTTTATTTCGACTATATCTATCTTACCCCTAGCCGTCCAATAGCCCTGAACAGCCGCAAAAGCGTCTCTCATCTCAGGTCTGAACAAGTCAAGTTCAAGGTCTGGTATGATTTCATCCACAACGTCCGACTTGCAGAGCATCAGCGCACCGATAAATACCGTTTGAACGTCCATTGTCATAGTCTAGGAAACTCCATCTCCGTACTTTGCTCGTACTGGTCATCCTGTTTCAATGCGTAAATGTCCTGCCATCCGGCATAGATGCTCTGGTCGAGAATGGCTTTCCAGTCATTCCGATCAAACTTTTCCAGCTTGTTGCAGAGCATCTGTTTTGCCCGGTCTGTCATAGGCTTCTTGATTCTTGTACGCATCTGTGCGAACTCTCGCAGGGATTCCAACAGGGCTTTATCGCCATGAGCAAAGTCGGAGAAAATGTCAGGTTTCTTCTTGACTGCACTTTCCGGCAAGGTTTTGACGCTCGTCTGATTGTCAGTTGATACAATGGGTTCATCATCATCTGACTTTGAATTCATAGATGAGCTGACCTTCATCTCATTTATGACATGAGGATGAGATGACTTTCGTGTAGACCATCCTTTTGACGCAATATCGCTTCTTTTTGATTCTTCATTGAGCAGATGCTTAATCAAAATGAAACAAGATTCTGCTTTTTTTGAGTTCAAAGTTGCGTCTTTTTCTTCAAAAACGTATGCACAGATTGCATCGTAGAGTTCCAACTTCTCTTTACTTTTGAGTGTGGAGATGGCTTCAAAGTAATACCGTTGGAATGTAAAGCTGTCTCGTTTTTTGTCCATACTCAGTCCTCTTTGTAGCGTTTGTTCCATGCTTCGATAAGGTCTTTTTTAATCTTTTCTTTATCAGCTTCGGAATAATCAGAACTGTATAGCTTGCTTTCCATGAATACCCGGCACTTGCATCCATTCTTGCCGTTTCCTCTTGTTATAGACATCCAGCTTGTCAAATGGTCGCCTGTTTCGGCAATGGCAACTTCTCCACCGCAGAACGGGCATCTTTTGAGTTCTTCCATCTTTAGTCCTCCTCAAAACAAGCACTCAGCGTCAGGCTCGCGCAGCCAACCTTCGCCCGGAATGTTGACTATCTCATAATACTGCCGTGCAACGTAGATTGTTTTCTGCCCATCCTCAGCAATCAAACCGACAATCAGATAGTTGCCAGCAGCCATAAAGAACCAAGGGTTGCTCTTGTAGGTCTCGCCCTTCATCCAGTTCTTCATTTTGTTCACGGCTTTTTCAATATCCTTATCGGGGCAGTCTGGGTTTTCGTATGCAAAGAAATCCTCAGGGAATTTAAGCTTTTTCACTTTCTAAATCCCTCTCTCGTTCTCGTAATTCGCTTATGAGCCTTTACAGGCCTTGCGCCTTTGCCGTATGCCGGGCGAATATGTTTTGCCTTGATGTACCCACAAGGCGGCTTCGGCCCGAAATCAAAAAGGCTCAAGTCCATAATGATGATGCCAAACTTCTTGTTTGTCATGTTTAGCCCTCCTATACCATCGGGAACGCCATCCAATGCGTAACCGTCACATCTTTCGGCAATCTCTCGCCTATCTCATCCCAGAACTGACCGTCTGCGTAACAGCCAAGAAAGTACGTTGTCGGCGAGAATCCTTGCAACATTTTTCCATCTTTATCACGCCACGTTGTCTTAGTCGCAAGCAACAAAGGTTGCGTCCGCTCTCGTGGCGGTTCGCTTGCCGGATGCCAGAGTGTGTTAGCCATTGTCTTTCACCTCGATTGTTGGCGCAGTGTCGATGTAATCAAGCACATCGTCTAACGACAAGCCACCTATTGTTCCATCGTTATACTCCTGAATCCACGCCTCGATGTTTTGACGTAGTTCATTAGCATCAATCGGTCTGGCTTTCATTGCACGTTCTCCCTTCAAATCGTGTTATCAACACTTATAACCGTAAACGCTAAAGATGATTGCAAACCCAACGAGAAAGAAAAGAACATTGACTGCTACAACCGCAATGGCTTTTAAGATTACGTTGTCTATGTATTCGTCCAAAATGCTAAGAACTATATATTTTTCGACCAAATAAATCGGAAAAACGAGCGCAAAACCAATCATTGTCGTCAAAACAAAACCGAGTACAATTTCAAACAAAGACATTTTTCTTTCTCCTTTCAATCTCCGTCCCACACACCGTCAGGACGCATCTTCGCAAATGCCAGTAGACCGTACAAGGCGCGTTTGGCGTTGCCCTCTGTTGCGTTCCAGTAGTCGCTGTCGTCCAAATCGTCACCTAATGCAGAAATAGCCTTTTCAAGCATCGGAATGCTTTCTGCGCCTGTTTTGCTGTAAATAGAGCGGATGCCCTTGCTACCCAACACATCGTCACGACGAAAGTACTTTCCATAATTATAGGTGATATTAAGCCACAGTTCTTTTGTTCCTCCAATGGAATGAGTACCGCCAGCAACAAAGTGCGTATCATCCACTTCAAGCGTTTCATGCGTTACAGGATCGCACAGCGAAATATCATAGCTCATATTCGTCCAGCTCCTTTCTGATTTGCTGGCGTTCAATCTGCTTTAATCTTGCCTTTGCCAGCTTGCGGTTGTCAGCCTTGCGAATAGCCCAGTTGTTGCGGTGGTTTGCCCAGCAAGCGTATCTGTGGCTAAATTCGCTTTGGTCGTACCAACCCTTGCCAATAAGCCCTTTATAGGTCTGCTGACGTTTCATCTTTCCTCTCCCATTCCTTGCATCCACGTTCGTCCCACACGAAGTCTGCAACGTGTTTTGACCGGTCATTTACGCACACGCCCTCCGGCTCTGCGTACCATTTGCAAGAGCCACAGGACGGCTCAGATTTGTTCTTGCAGGATTCTGCTGCGCATCGGATAGCCTTGCCAGCAGAGAACTGCTTGATTCCCATGCAAGAGCAACGTTCGGTTGTGCAGTAGGTCATTTTATCATCTCCAAAGCCATAACGTCGAAATCCTCAAGATTCGGATGCTTCTTCCTCGCCATTTTTCGAGCTTTCAGCTCAGCTTCTTCTTCATTATTAGCTTCAACATCAAAAGTTCCAAGATTGATTTCCCCATAAGATTCATAGGCCACAATTTCGATTTTGTATTTCATTCTTGCTTCCTCCAACCGATAAACTCACACAAGCCGATTGTCTGCCGGTCGCATCTGTGCGTGTATTTGACGGTCGGCAAGTCGAATCCTTTTAAGTTATTGCAAACAGTTTCAAGGCTAAAAAGTTCGTCAAATGCGTTGCTGGGAATTTTTGCATCTTCGACATTGTAGATGGTCATTCCACACTGCTTACAACGCCATACAGACCATCTTGTCATTGCCTTTGCCCTCTCTTTCCCCTATTGAACCGCCCGATCACTCGCTTATACTCTGCATAGCACTCCGGGCACAGGTCGCCTGTGTCCCTGCGCCACGCCCAGTCCTTGAAGTATTCGTCAGGGTTCATCATCCTGCCGCCCAGAATTGTTCCGCAGCGGTCACATACTCGCTTGTGGTAGATTCCTCTGTCAGTCTGCATTAGTCATTCTCCCCAACGTACTTGAACAAAATTTCTTTGTCGGCTTTCCAGTCTTTGATTTTGCACGGAATATCCGTGCCGGGTACGGTCTTTTTCAGCCCATCCATCTGCCAGACGTTCCATGAGATGGTGTCTGCAATGCAGTCAAGAAAAATGGGCATGAAGCCGATTTCCAGCTTTTCAGCCTCAAACCGATACCTAAAATTTTCGATTAGCGTCAGGAATAGGTTGCACCTTGCCAGCAAGAGATTGTCTCCCTGCCACTCATAGCCGTATGTCGATGCGTAGGCGTTAATTGCCCAGCACATCCACATATCGTAGTCGTGGAACTGCTCTGCCAGAACATTCAGCTTTCTGTCCAGCAGACCGATTCTGTCCGGCACGGCAATCATCTTCCCTGTTGTTGTATCATATCGGCTTGTCAGGAACGGTGCTTCGCCACAGGTTACTTCAAGGCAAGTCTTATTGATGTATTCTTTCCAATCCTCGCCCTTCAGGTCGTTTTCTGCAACGTCTGTCATCTTCTTGCAAACCCATGTCGGCGTAAATACCTCTGCTTTCTTACTGGTGCGCTTCTTCTGGTCTGCAAGCCGTTTCTGCACACGAGGGACAAGTTGAACCTTGTTCAACTGTTCCAGCGTGATTTCATCTGCAAAGCTTACGCCCAGTTCAGGCGGTGGGTCTGTCGCCCAGATGATATTCTTGCCTGTCGTGTGGTCTTGCAAGAGGACAGGCAGGAACGTGCGTAGGCAGGGGTCGGAAAAATCAATCAAAGTTCCCATTTGTCAGCCCTCACCATGATTGTGTTCTTCTCTTTCAGCCAGTCCTTGACGCAATGAAAGCAATGCTCACGGTTCTGGCAACGCTCCGGGTCACGATGTTTGATAAGTTCGCAGATGCCCCGCGTAAAGTTTTCTGTAATATCTTCGTCCGTCATGGAACGGATAAAATCGCCGTTAGTCATGTTCCACCACCTCTCTGTACTCCACGTCAATCTCCTTCGGCAAAGCTGTCTGGTACTTCTGAGCGAGCTGTTCTGCGCTCTGGGCATCGCCCAAAGGCTGTTCGGGCGGCGCAACGGTGACTTCCACGTTGTCGCGCATACCAAAGTAGTTCTTGGCTCGGAAAATCCACTCTGCCGGGTTCTCCTGACCGTACATACCGTTGTATGCCCACATGGATTGCATTTGCAGAATCAGTTTCAAAATGTACTTCTGCTGCAAGCTGTCGTCACGGCGCTTGCCTGCCATAATCTGCTTCAGGCTCACCCATTCGATACCCAGCACCAGTGCAATCCATTCGACCACAGGGGAGATTCTGGCTTCGATGCAAGCATCAAAGAAGAAGTCAAGACGTTGCTGCACTTCAATCGGGTTATTCATATCCACGCTCGGAAGGTCTCCAAAATACTTAGCTGCAATCATGCCGATGACCTTTTTGTCCTCTTCATCACCGATTCTTGACTGCAAATCGCCTGTATTCAGCATCTTAGACCTCGTGATTGCTAACTCCTGTTGTTCTTTCACCTTTTTACTCACCTGTGAGCGGATGGATTTCCGCTTGTTAAGCATCTGTTGCTTCTTCTTCTCTCGCTCTTTCTCTCGCTTCGCAGCGGCTTCTTCTTTCGCCTTTTGCGCCCGCTTCTCACGCTTTTTCTTTTCCGCTTCGGTCAGCGGCGGTCTTCCACGACCACGCTTCGGGGGTGTTGCCATGCATCAGACCTCCTTTGGCGGTTCAGGAAGCGGCATCCAGCAAATAATGTCCCTTTCTTCATTTGATTTCCAGTTTCCATTCTTAAAAACACCAACGCCAAAAAGATAATACCAACGGCTCGTGTCCTTATCGAGCCAGTGATAATAAATAAGATACATCCCATCAACATTCGGGTCATTATCGTTTGCGTTTATCCAACAATCTCCATGAAAAACATCTCTTGGAAAGCACTTGCTTATATTTGAGTTTTCTTTTGTAAGCACGACACTCTTTACACCATCAAATACTTTCTTTGGTAAATAGATTTCAACCGTTTCTGCATCAATCATGCAAAATTTGCAATTCATATCATTACTCCTTTAATCCCATATAGATTTCCATACAGGATAGCTTAGATGCAATCCACGCAATCGAGCAGCAATCATTTATTGGTCGCCACCAAGCGCACTTTTCTTTCTCGCAGACGCACCGACCAAGCGGATTGCTGGTCATCTTCATCGGGCAGTAAAGTTCGTTGTCCATCATTTCCACCCCATCACAACAGCCGTACAAACGGCCAAACACACGTTAACGAACAGCCAGACGAGCATTGCCTGACGTTCTTCAAACAGGTTGTCTGCCATGTTTTTTATTGTCCGTTCGGACTGAACCACCACCGCCAGCAGGACTAGGCAGACCAGCCAGCGAGTTGCAAATTCAAACATCATCGTTACCACCTGTTCATAATTTCAAACTCTCTCATGCGAAGTTCCCCACCGCAAAACGGGCAAATCCTTTTCTCTTGAAATTCTTTCTTTGTCATATACGCTTCATGCTTCATGGAGGTCACGCATCGATCACAGGCATAGGTCAAAATGAAGTGAACCGGCTTTTCTTCTTTCTTTTCTTTTGGATAAATCTTTTCTTCAAATACATCGTACAGCTTTTGGAAACCAGCTTTTGCGCTCTTTACCCACATATCGTGCCCGGCTTCCGCTTCTTCTTTGCTGTCATATCCTCGAACAACAATCCACTCCCCACCCCTAAATTGTTCGTGTTGAATCGCCGTTTCGTAATTCCAATCCCTATCGTCAACAGCGCAAGTGTCAATGTGATAGCCATTGACGGTATCTTCCTTCAGTTCTCGTTCATAGCGAGGGCGTTGATTCATAAATCCAAAAAGCTCACTTGCAAAATCAAACATTGTTATCCTCCATCAAATCGTCCATGCTCAGCTGACCACTGATGTTGTCATCTTCCATCCACCAGCGGAAAACGTCCATGCCGGTCTGCCAGTCGCACGGCAAACCTTTTTCTTTTCTGACATCGAGCATTCGCCCAAACGCCGAGATATACATTTTCTCGTAGGCAGGCCAGCGCATAAACTCACGCTGTCTGCCCCCCCTACCAGCCATAGGGCAACCGATGCAGCCAACACGTTTCTGCCCTTCGCAATACAGCGGATTGATAGGCAAGTGTTCGCTGTGCGTGTAGTTCCACACATCATCGTCAGACCAGTCCACGATAGGATTGACAGTCATCTTGCCCTTAAGGTTGCAAGTCTCGAACAGTTGTCGCTTTTCATCGTTGTCGCCCATAAGAATGATGCGCTTTTCCTTGTCACGGTGGCTAAACTCCATCGTTCCACGGTTTTTCTTTCTGTTTGTTGATTCAGCCCAGCGAACGCCGGTAGCGATAAATCTATCGCGGCCAGTATTTTCTTTGAGAACGGCGCAACAATACCGTACAAGTCTTGTCGGTGGCATCAGCTTTTGAGGAATCAACGTCCACATGGACACAGGCTTGTCCTTGTAGCGGGGCATGACGATGGAGCATTTAATTCCACGCTCTTCCATCGCCTTGAACTGCTCACGGATGAAATAGACCGTCTCCGGCGCATCTGCTGTGGTATGGCTGTTGACCACCTCGAAGTTGATTCCTGCACGTTCAGCCAGAGCCACAAGCACCTGTGAATCCTTGCCGCCAGAGTATGTGACCATGAGCGGTTTCTTGTACCGATGCTCGGATAGCCGTGCAGCGTCCTGCAACCGTGCAATGGCAAGCTGTTCCTTATCCATCAGCTCCACCTTTCTCTCAGCTCTTTTTCGACCTGTTCTGACTTTGCGGTAATGTAATCCGCAAACTCGTCAGGGGTCATGTCCTCTTCTTTGAACTTGCCGACCATCTCCCAATACCTGTCACCAATGCGGATGATTTTCTGCACCTGTTCATCGGTCAGGTCTGCATCGCACCGAAGATTCTGGATCAGTGCGCCCCATGTAGCGGCGATTCCATCAAGAGCCATGCGGAAGCCGTACAACTGGTTCTGCCGTGCGATTTTGCGGAGGTTTTCTGACATTGCCTGTCTGCCAGACGAGGGGCGGTTTCTATGCTTATTCATCTGACTTCTCCTTTGCTTCAAGGCGAGAGAGCCAGCGTTTGTATTTAGCGTCCTCAATTTCAAGCTCTGCGTCCCAAAATTCGCTTTCAGATTTGATGTTTGCGCCAAACCAAGAATCGAACAGGGCATCAATCGCATTTGTTACATCTGCAATTTCTTCTGTCAAATTTGCTTCGCACTCTGCAACGCTCTTCGGTGTCGGGTTAGTGCCATCCAGCGCCCGGCGCAGCTTCAACGCAGCCTGTGCCAGTTCAGATGCTTCTTCTGCCAACTGTGCCAAGATTTCCGTCTTGGGCAGAATGTCTGAAACTTTCTTACTCACTTTTGTTCTCCTTTCAGCCAGTCGTTCAGCTTTGCCATGCAAGAGGGACAAAGAGCAATAGGCTCCATATCACTTTGCTTGTACCAGTCAAGAGGAACATAACTGTGGTCAATCACAACCTTCTGTACTGCGTTTCCGCAGCCTTTCCATTGCTCGCTTATTTCGGATGCTCCGATTGTCATGGTATTGTCGTACCATACAAACGTATTGCCGCATCTATCGCAAACCATTGTCATTTTCACCACAGCTCCCAACTAGCTTTGAGTTCTTTTCCGATTTCAACAGAAAGTTTTTTGATGATGATTCTTGCGTGTTCATACTGAGCTTTCACGCCGTATGAATAATCTGTGACGACCTTCTTCGGGCTTTCATTGCTTTTCATTTTCTTTTTAAGGTTTTCTTCGTTCTCCATAAGGAGTTCGCTTTGGTACAGTCCCAGAAGCCTTACCAATTCTTGTTTTTCAGACAGTTGCATTTTCTTTCTCCAATCTCTTTAGCAGCCCATCCACGTCATACCGCCAATGGACACGCAGCCTTTTCGCTTTGATCTCTATCCCCTCTTGCTCTGCCCACTGCCAAGGGATGCTCTTCCGGCTCTCGTTGTAACGGAACGCCAGAACCTTGCTGGCGGGAATTGCAAAAGTGCGGTTGACCGCCCTGTAATTGACTATCACATGGGCGGTCTGACCGCTGTACCCCATCGCTTCCACCATATCAGTGATGTGCTTTTCCTTGCGGTATTTGCACTTTGCCTTGTCGTACTTGCCGAACACCTTCTCCAAAGGGATAGAGGACGTTTCTATGGTTTTCAGCTCAAACAGGTGGTTCATCGGATATCGGTACACAAGGAAGTCGCAGATGTTGTCGATGGAAAAAGACAGGTTCTCGTTGCCGCCGTAGTAGGTGGCAGCACTGTCTTTCAGGCGGTAGCACCACGCATCGGATGGCACGGATGCCTTGAAGTCCGCTTCAAACTGCTTGCCGGTGTTCATGTGTCGATTTCCTTGCTTACGCACTCTAATTCTTTCGGCAAATCAGGCAACGGCATCCAAAACGGATGTGCATCAGGAAGCGATGCCACAAGCAGCCACGATTCCTGAAATATGCGCCATTTGTGCTGTCTTTCGGAAAAATATACCGAAAGAACAAACAGCTCATTTTTGCCAGTATCTTTCTTTGTCGGAGGGTTCTTTGCCGTTTCTCTCCATTCGCTCATCCTCGTTCACCTCTAAGCTCACGGAATATGAGTTGCTTTGTCAGCGGGCTCTTCCATTTCCTTCATAATTCGCTTATGTTCTTCCACTGTCATGTTGTTCGGAAAAAAGCACCTGTCAACAATCTCAAACGGCTCAATATAATGGTCAAGAACATCTCGTGCTTCTTTTCTTGCTTTTTCTGCACACATTTCGATGTATTCATCTTCGGTCATGTTGTAATCGGTAATGCAATCTACAACCGAAGAAAACCTGCACAACAGGCCATTAGGCTGTCTTGCAATAAAAGCTCCCATTTATCTTTCACCTCTAAATTCACTTTCGAGAAACCGTTTCTTGCCACGTTCCCGGTGTTTGTCCTCATAATCACGGTGGTACACGCTCTGGCTGTGGTTCAGCTCATGCACGAAAGCTTTGCGTTCCTCGAAGTCTTTCTTCTCTTCCTTGTACTTCTCGCAAGTGTCGTGGCAGGCTTGGTGGCGTGATGCGCAGTTGAGACAACAGGTAATCATCTTTCCAAACGCCCGTCCAGCCAGATAGCGCAGCTCTTATATAAGGTAGGTGGTCAGGACTTTGCAGAAGCAAAAGCCTTGCTCATATCAGCGATAATGTCATATCGGTCTTGATACTTGCTATACACGGTCGTTCCAGTGCCAAGCCCAATCTGCGTCTGGTTGATAGATGCAGGAACTATGTAGATGCTTTCTTTTTCTTCGCTCTTTGCGATCAAAAAGTAAACATCACAAGTCGGAAAGCGTTTTTCAAGGTTAAACGAATAGCAAAAACTCTTATTTGCTTTGCTCGGCCTTGCCGTTTTCACATCAACCTTAACGCTTCCATTAACATAAAGGTCATAGGCGTATCTAGTTGACATTCGCTCAACCGTAAATCCATGTTCTTCCAGCAGTTTTGTAGCAAGGTCTTCGCCATACTTTCCGAATTGCGTTTCGCTTTCTTTCATTTCGATATTAAGGATTTCAGCTATTTTGTAATAGCCACCCGGAAAACGGCGAATTGCATTTGTCAACTTGTCGTTTCCGTAATACTCGCTCAATTCACTTCTTGATGGCATTCTGGTTAAACCAGTGGCAGACATACAGGCTTTCACATACAGCAAGATTTTATCTTGCGTCCAATGCGTTTTTTCTTCCCGATTCATGCGCATCTCCAATCAGAAGGGCAACGAACCATCATCGTCAATCACAGAGAAGTCGTCCGTGTTGCCCTGAGAGTAGTTTTGTGGTGCATCCTGCGCCCGATTGGCGGGCTTGCTGTCAGACTTGCCGCCGCAGAAGTCAACCTTGTTCGCCATGATTTCCGTTGCGGTGCGGTTGTTCCCCTGCTTGTCGGTATACTTCCGGGTCTGGATGCTACCAGTCACCAGAATCAGGCTACCCTTCTGGAACCACTTGGAAACGAACAGCGCCGTATTGCCAAATGCAGTACAGTTGAAGAAGTCGGTTTCCTTTTGACCGCCGCTCTGACGGTCGCAAGCAACGCTGAACGTACAAACATCCTTGCCTGACTTCGTAACCTTAGCTTCGGGCGTGTGAACCAGACGACCCTGAATTGCGATAGAGTTAAGCATTATTTAGCCCTCCTTCGGCTGTTTCTGAGCGCAGTCCCAACACAGGACGCGCCCAAAGCGTTTCTTCGTGCTTCTTGCGGTTTCCAGCGGAGTGACGGTGCGGTTGTTGTACTGAATAGGCTGCAACTGCTTTCCGCAGCAAGCGCATGGGGGGATGGCTTCCGCTTCCGTTTGCTTCTGCGCAGGTTTGTTTGCCCTGCTTGTGGTCTGCTTCTGGTACTCGTCCGTGTCAGCGTCCTTTGTATCGTCAATGCAGAACAGACCGTTTAAAGCGTACTTTCTGGCGTAGCTACTTGCTGTGCCGGTAAGTTGGGAATCCGACATACCAGACTGCTGCTTAGGCTCTCTGGCGTATGCCGTGTTAGAGATTTTGTCTCCACTCTCCGAATCGTAGATTGTTGCGGTCGCTTTGATGTAGTGGTACTCGCCACTCTGTACAGGCTCATCTTCCAGCACAAGGCACGCTCCATATTTTGCGAGAAGCGGCTTTACTGCTTCCAGAATGTCTTCGCAGCTGCGGTAATTGTACTTACCAAAAGAATTACGCTGGCTTTTTGGTGCTTTCAGCTCGCCTTGAATTTTGGAAAGCTTCACAAGTGTTTCCATATTTCTCCTTCCATAAAGCATCTTTCGCTTTTTTAGCTTCTTCTATGGTTTTGAATCGGTATGTTTTATTGCCAAAGTGAAATGAATATCTGCGTCTTAGGCCTTTCGTTGAGCGGTCTTCGTAAATTCCATACTCGCCAGTTAAAGTGTTTCTGGTATGAACTGTATTCGCCACATTATCAGCCTGTGTTACGCAGCGAAGATTCTCAATCCTGTTGTCTGTTCTGATTCCGTTAATATGGTCGATTACTCCAACCGGCATTAGACCATAATGAAGCGCGTATATAAGACGGTGCGCTTTGTACTGTTTTCCTTTGATTTTCACAATCAAATAGCCGTCTTTGTCGTAGCTTCCAGCACTGTTTTTTCTGTCTTTTCTGTGTAATGTGCCATCAGAATCAACGTAAAACCACTTGCGAAGATACTCAACAAGTTCTCTATCGTCCATCGCTTCGCTCCTGCCCCTTCGGGGCTTTCAGCTCTGACTGAACAGCCATTAGAGCTTCATGGATTTTGCTGTTGTCCATACGTTTCCTTTCTTCGGCTTCATTAGGCTTCATTGTTATTGCTTTGGCTTAATACGGCTGTACAAAATCAACCAGCCATCAGTTCTTCCAGCTGTGCACGGAGGCCTTTCAACTCCGCTTCCCTGTCGTCAATTTCAGACTGCAAGTCCTCAATCTCAGCTAGACGGTCAGCTTCTTTGGCTTCTGCCATCTGCTCGTTGGTCATAAAGTACACGCCGTCCTCCGGCTCGGTCACGCCACCGAATCTATCTAAGCTCACGCTAATCATTCTTTCTTGGCCGTCCTCTCTGCTTTCTGTGCTCTTGGATTTGAAGAGCTGAGTACCACTGGCTTGTGTCGATTTCAATAGTAGACCACCGGTAATCGCACTCCTTGTTCAGGCAGTGCTTTCTACGGATGATACAATCATCCTCGTTCCTGGTGTCTACAGTCGTTACACTTTCTTGTCCGCACATCGGGCATTTCACTGAACATCCCTCCACTCGTTGGTGTGGTGGGCTACACGTCTGATTTTTCGATTTTCACGCTCGATTCTCTCATTCTCAGCGCTAACGCCGATAATAGCGAGAATCAAAGCGGTAAAAAGCATAGACACGGACAGCAGCGTATATCCAAGCATTCCCCAGCCATTAGAAGCGCCGTTGATGGCGTTCCCACATCCAAGTGCTGCAACGGCGATGGATATGCTTATAAAGCACAATACAGTGCCTTTAACAGTTTTCATTTCTCTTCACCTCTTTTAAGACAATGTCAAATCCGTTTGGTTTGTTTTCGTTAATGACAATCTTTGCATTCAGGGCCTTTGCGATTTTTAGAAGCGTATCGACCCGAACGGAACCTTTCTGCTTCTTTCTCTTGCCCAAGATGCTGTAAATCGTCGGCCTTGATACTCCCGATCTACGGCTAAGATCGTTGATGTTGAAGTACCTGGCTTTCATTGCATCTTCCAGCGTCATGCTTTCTTACCTGTGCCGAAAACCCAGCAGGTGGCCATCAGAACGCAAACACCAATGATGTACCACGTTGCCTTAGCTCCGACCAAAAGCTCGATGTGATGCACCAGCCAGAAGTTCAGCAGGAACGCTGCTAGAAACAATGCCAGGACAATGCCCCAGATCAGGACGATTTCCACGAATGCTTTCATCTTTATCCTTTCTTTGAATGTGTTCCAGCCGGTCTTTCTCCCGGCTGTGCCAGCGGATTTCACGCTGACCGTAGTATTTACCGTTCATCAGGAGCCTTCACCTTTCCCTGTGCAAGTAAAGTACTGTAATGGCCGTAGCTCATGCCGTATCGTTTTGCAGCATCGTTCATCTGGCGCACGGTATACTTTGGAGGTTCGTGCTTTTGAGGTCTCGCACGTTCTGGCTCCTGCACATCCCAAGTAATTTTGAACTCGCCAGATGCTTTTAGTTCATTCAGCTCTTTTTGCTTTTTGGCTTTGTACTTTTTGGTCAAAGCCTTGTTTGCGTCTGCTGCGCATTCAGGGTGATACTTCTGAGACCAGAACTTCCGAACCATTGGCTTCTTGCACCAAGCACATAAAGCCGGTTCCGGCTCAGTCTTGATTCCTTTCTTTATAAGGGCCTGCCGTTCTCTGCGAACAATGGCTTTACACTCTTCACAGTATTTCTTGCATGGGTTTACGAGGCCAAGAAAGGTACCGCAGCGCTCACAGTACTTTTCTTCCACGCTGCATCTCCTCTTTCAGTCTTTCTTCTCTGTTGTGCCGCTCAAAGCACTGGTTGATGGATTTCTCCATCCACAGTACCTTGTTTGCATCGTTTCTGGACACGCCAGAAGCCATTGCCAGCTTCAGTCTGCGCTTGCGGCTTTGCGCTTTACGAAATTTCATCACCAGCACTCACCAGCCTTATCTGTGATGAACTTCGGGACTTCCCGACCTGTGGCAATGCACAGCGCAACTAGCTTTTCGACCCAGATGTCAAACAGGCTTTCTTTTGGCATATAGCACTGGCCAACACAAGGCTCCTTAAAACTCTTCCAGATCGTCAGGCCGACAGCGCCATCCGTGACCGTCCATATCATACTGTAGCCTTCATTGCACAGGTTGTACAAAATTTCTTGTGCTCTGCTTTTGGCTTCGTGGATTTCAAAGAGATCCCAGCCCTTTTTGCTTTCCTCGTAGGCTTTTATCGCATCGTCAATGGCGTGGTGCGCTTCTTCCGGGTGCTCAAGGTCAACCTCAACCTTTAAGGTGATAAACCGCCTCATGTTCAGTCCTCCACTTTCTTGTCCTTCTCCGTCTTTAAGAAGAGATTAACGAAATAGACCTGACCAATGCCCGTCACCTTCGGAGTCTTATTGATGGAAGTGTGCCCATCGGAATGTGCAATGGATGTTTCCTTGATTTCAAACAGGCGAAGTTCCATAGACTTCTGCGTTGGCATATTGTAGTCTGTCCGCTTTCTGTCCTTAATCAGGTATCCGTTCTCACGCATCCATGAAAACAAGCGGTTCTGCCCCATCTGGATGCCGTTCTGTGAGAGCAGCTTTGCCATTTCACCAACAAGAATGCTCTGGCTGCTTGCACTTACCGCGTCAGCAAAAATGCCCTTCGGCGTAAGTTCTGCAATCTGCTTGTCTTTCTCTTCCAGTTCCTCATGCGCTGCGATCAGTGCAGTTGCAAGGAGTTGCGATCGAGTGAGTTGCGGCGCGTTGTAGCTTCCAGTCTTGCGGATTGCAGGAAGTACATCGTTCGTGACCCACCTGCGGAACGGAGCCGCTTCTGGTTTGTCGCTGCGAAGAATGACATGGTACAAGCCACTCTCGTTAATGATAGTGGTTGACTGCTGACGACCCATGCTATCGGTGAGGGGTGTTTGACACACCTCATCTTCGTCAAGCCGTCTAACGACAACTTTATGGTCTGCGATGTTGAGAACTTCGCACACGTCTTTCAGAACAAACCACGCTTCCCCGTCCATATCAACAGTGCGAACCTTGTTATTCTGATATTCAAAAACTTGAATGTTTGCCATCTTCTCTCCTTTCTTATGCTCCCGAATCCTGAATGTTCAAAATCCGGCAGATGCTTTTCTTGATTCCAGGCGTTTCCAGCTTTCCAGTCTTAACCTTGAAAAGGTAAGAACGGTCAAAATATCGTCCGGTATCCTCCTTGACTTTTTCAATCAACCAGTCGTTAGTCTTGTCTTTTTGGATAAGAGCAATCTCGATTTGTTTGCCAAAGTCACACAGAGGTTTTTTTTCAGCCATTATTTCACCTCCGGCTATTGATTTTTACGCATAAGTGTAATATAATGAAGTTGCTAGAAATCATTCATTACGCCTTCGCGGTATGGTCTTAGTATAATACGCTTTCGCGTAAAATGCAAGGCTTTTTTAAGCGTTCGCGTAATTTCAGCAAACCTTACAATGCGAGGACTGGAATTATGGCAAACTTGTACGAAAATATTGAAAAACTCTGCAAGCAGCGTGGAGTAAACGTGACCACAATGTGCAAGGAATCGGGCGCAAGCCGTGGGTCTTTGACCGATTTGAAAAACGGTAGAAAGCAAAGCTTGAAATATGAAACGCTCGATAAGATAGCTTCTTATTTTGGAACAAGCGTAGATGCTTTGGTTTCTGGCAACCAAAAAGGAAACCCGCCCCAGCAGCCGCAAAGTGAAGTCGATGCAGCACTGGAGCGGATTAGAAGAAAACTTGAATCTATGCCGAAGGAGCAGCGTGAAGCTCTGATGAATCTGATTGAGAAGATGTGACGTTCATGCCCGGTAAAATAAAAAGAATCCCTTGTGCCGGGCTGGTGTAGCTCTGCGCAAGGGATTTTCTGTTATTCTAGGTTTAGGGCTTGCTCCGCTGCCGGAATCTTTTCTGGATGTTCCAGCAGCCATGCAATAAATCGGTCAATCTTGGCTCTTTCCTGTTCACTCATTGTGGCATATCCTCCCGATCGGTAAGTACGAACGTTCATTTGATACGATTATACACCTTTTGGTTGTCAAGTCAATGCATTTTTAACAACTTCGTAAAAATTGAACGTTTTCTTCGCATCCATTACTTCACATCAGGGAAGCCAAAAATTGCGATGACAATGATTAAGAGCCACATTAAGTTTAAGTTACCCTTTGCTTTGTAACATTCCGTTGAGCATGGAACGAAAGGGGTTATCCGGTAAATCGTCCAGAACATCTGCTTTGACAAGCGCGTTTGTGCTAATGCTATGCGAAACATTGTTTAGCTGCACAATGGCATCGTCTAAGTCTTTTACGGTTGCTCCACGCCGTTCCATTGACTGGAGAAAGGTTTTCACTTCTTCAAGAACGACAGGGTTCTCGGCTTTATAGAATCCATTCGTAAAGTCCATCTTCTTCGCCTTTCACAGTTCCACAAGCTGTCCGTCAATGCGTTCGATGCTGTCTGCCGGGTCTCGCCCATCGTCCAAGGCGGCTACGGCACGTTCCAGGATGCCTTTTGCTTCGAGGTAAGCATCTTTATCAGCTTCGTACCCCGAAAGGCTCAGGACAAGCTCCAGCGTCCGTCTGCGGGCATATGGAATAATCAGAGTATCTACGGTTCGTTTCATTAGCTTTCCTCCCACGGTTCAGGTGTGTGTGGCTGCCCATCGGGAACGCTGGCTGGCATTCCGTCGATAATTGGCATACGTTCATGGTTCCAGATTACAGTTTCTCTCATTTTTGTTCCCTTCTTCTTTGGAATTTTTTGACAATACAGTTATAACATAGGCTGCTGTTGGTTCTCCATAGCAGCTTTTTCCATTTTATGGCTTGTCGAACCCAGCAGTTTTGCTGGATTTTGTTGAAAGGGTGAGAATTTATGGATGAATATTTAGTGAGAACAGCCAAAGCATTGGAGATAGCTCGAATGCGTTCCGGCTTGAGCCAGCAGAAGTTGGCAGCAAAAATGGGCGTGAATCGTGGCACGATAGCAAATTGGGAGCAAGGCCTGGCAGCTATCTCCCTGCCGATGGCTATGCGCTGGTTCACTTGCTGCGGCGTATCGGTGGCTCGATATATGGATGCTTGCATTCATCCGGGGCTACTTGAACACCTTGAGGACGGCCTTTCCGATCTGGAGAAACGGCGGATTCTCATAGATGCTATGATGGAGTGCTCCTCCTATGAGATAGATGCCTTGCTGTATATCAGGTACGGAGATCACGGCTCAGACCACATCGGCGTACTGACGGAGATTCTGGCAAACCTCCACACACCGCTGAAGGACAGGGTTTCTGTCTGCCGGATGGTGTCTGGTAGCTATGAGATGGCACAGGCTACCGGAACAGACCCAGACCCGAACGGAACCGCCCCAAAGATGGAAATTCTCTATCAGGCGCAGGACGCTGGAACAGAAGCGGCTATGAAGTCCAACGATTCCTATACTGTGAATCCCAATAATATAAGCGGGTGATTGTCGAATTATCGCAGTTTTTGCGGTATACAGGGGGACGCGCTCCACTTTTTGTACACAATAGGCCTGTTATAAATATGATTTTGGGTTGTCATTTTGTCCCCCATAGAATCGTAAATAGTGGATTTTTTCGGATGTAATTAACGAACTAGCGTGAAATTTTCGTTCATCAAAGCATGACTTGTCAATTCGTCCCCTATTGGTGTGATTGCACTCCATTTTCTGTACACGATAGAACCGTCAGATAGATTATAGGGCTTGATGGACGTTTCTTATTCAGCAAAAGAAGTTGTCGTTTTCCACAATCTTCCCATTGAAGAGAAGAAATTGTTGAAAATGTATCGTCGTCACTATTTGATGATGATTATTTATCTCTTGTTTATCTCTTGTTTATATATATAGTAAGAACGTGTACAAAAAGTGGAGCATTGTGTACATAAAGTGGAGGAACGTGTACAAGAAGTGGAGGGTATCGTGTACAAAAAGTGGAGTATCGTGTACAGAATGTGGAAGTCGATTGTTGAAAAATAATTGTGTACAGAATCATTGACGTGTACACGATACAGTGGTATAATAGGGTAGAAGAAATGAGGTGATGCAATGCCAGAATTAACAGGAAACAACCTTGTCGAAAAGAGCAAGGCATTGGTTTGGGCGAAGTTTACGGACTACACAGCAGGCGAGCTTCGGCTGCTTGAGGTCTATCTGAGCCGTATCAATCCGAGAGACCCCGAAAGCTCTAACGTGTCGTTTACGCTGGCTGAATATTGCAAGCTGCTGGATTTGAAGCTCAATTCAAAGAACTTGAAGTCGCAGGTTAAGCACTTTTTGGGCAACGTGGTTTCAGTACCACTGAATGCAGATGGAACAGAATATGTGATGTATCCGCTGTTCACAAAGGCAGAGGTCAAGTTCAATCGAGAATCCTTGTCCTATGACGTTTCAATCAACTGTAATCCTGACTTGCGGCCTGTGTTTTTCGACATTGCAAGAAGCGGCTATGTCAAATACCGTCTGCGCTATACAATCGGGATGAAGCAGCAAGCATCTATTCTGATGTACAGCATGATTCGAGATTGGATGAATCGCTCTCTAACATCGAACAAGATTGGTTTGAAACAGCTGCGTGACCACTTGGGGGCAAACGATGCAAGTTATGACGACTTCCGGGCTTTACGCCGCAGAGTTCTTGAACCAGCAGTGGAAGAGATCAGCAATGTTTCAGACATTGTTGTTGACTTTGAGAAGATTTGCACAGGGCGAAAGGTAGTAGCAGTTGAGTTTCGATTCGGGTACAAATCCAAGCAGCCCGTCATAGATGCCGATTCTAGCGAGGTTAATTGTGAGGCGGATAATTCTAAGCCGGAAACCAAAAAAGCCGCCAGAAAGTCCCGCACAAGCGGATACGAAGGGTACGACTGGTCTGTGTGCGATGCTCTATCCGTTCAAGAGTGCATCGAAGTTGCAAAGGTTGTCGAAGTAAAGATGATGGAAGAGCACCCATCTATCAAGCTGCCAAAGCGGAGAGATGCAGTCTACGACATTGTAAAGGCCGCGTGTGCAGATATTCTTTCAATCAACCGTGACCCTTGGCCTGACCATCCGAAGCGGTATCTGATTGGTAGCTTGAAGAAAGACGGCGCGATTGAAGAGTATCTTCCGGCTTTCTATGAGATTGACGCAATGCAAAAGTAGTCAGATGCAACACATTAAGCAGAAAGGAGAAGGTATGAGACTGATTGACGCAGATGAATTTTATCAGCAAGAATGGATTCGCTGCGGAATGTATGAGCCGATGATTGGTGTCGATAAAGTCTATGACAACAAAGAAACATCATACAGAACATTACGAAGTAGGTTAAATAAAGTTCGAGAAGTCGATGATCTTAGTATTGCAAGATGGATAAATGTAAAAGACCGTTTACCAGAAAAATTAATCGATGTTCTTGTACTAGACGGAAACTGCAAAAAAATAGCCTATCTAAGTGATGGAAGAATTTGCCCGGATTCATGGAAAACAAATTATATCGATAAATTTGGCGAAAGAGAAACACTAAACAGGGTGACGCATTGGATGCCGTTACCAGAACCACCGAAAGAATAAAGAAAGAGTGATAAAATGGCAAAAATCATAGCGGTCGCCAACCAGAAGGGCGGCACAGGAAAGACTACCACAAGCACCTGTCTGGCCGGTGCGTTGCAGTTGCTCGGCAAAAAGGTCTTGCTGGTGGACTGCGATGCCCAGTGCAACGCAACGGACACCTACGGCGCACAGACAGAGGACGTATGCACCCTGTTTGATGTGATGACCCGGCAAGGAACAGTCGAAGAAGGAATCCAGCACTGTGAAGCTGGTGACATTCTTCCGTCCGACAACGCATTGAAGGACATTGACGAGCAGCTTGTCCGGGACATGGGCAAGAACTTCCGGCTGCGAGAAGCCCTTGAAAGCGTGTCCGGGCAGTACGATTACATTGTGCTGGACACTCCACCGCAGCTTGGTCTTGCGCTTGTGAACGCACTGATCGCCGCCAACAGCATCATCGTTCCCATCACAGCAGACCGATACGCACTGGCTGGTTTGAGCCAGCTTTCGCAGACTATCGGCGATGTCCGCAGATACTTCAATCCGACTTTGAAGATTGAAGGTCTGCTTCTGAACCAGTACAAGAGCCGCGAGAACCTGTCCAAAGAGGTTGTAGAGCAGCTTCCTGTGATTGCGCAGAGCATGGGAACAACCCTGCTGGATGTGAAGATTAGACCGTCTATGGGCGTTCGTAAGGCACAGGCAGAACGGCACAGCTTGTTTAGCGGTGACACGGCAAAGAGTACCAGTGCAGAGGATTTCAAGGCGTTGGCACAGAAAATTGTAAAGGGGGAAGAAAAATGAGCGATTTGTACCCACATCTTTTGAATGCAACTTGTGTTGATGACACGGAGCAAGTCTACGTTATCAATTTTGGTTTTTCATTTAATGACCTTTCCGATAAAGAGAAAGAAATGGCGTTTCATTCTCAGTGGTATCTAGCTGAAAAGTATTGCAAAAAGTGGCAGAAAGAGCTTGCAAATAATCAATGGGCGAAATCAGAAGATGAAATGCCAGATGAACTAAACCCATACGTTATCGGGTTTAGCAAAGACGAATACGATGTAGAAATTGTAGGCTATGAAGAAGATTTTAAGGAATGGCGGGACAAAAGCGGAAAGCCGCATAATATAACTCACTGGATGCCGTTGCCGACCGTTCCTGACCTTGATGAAGATTGGGAGGAAGAAGAATGAAATCAACCAGCAAAAAATCCACAGGCTTGCTTGGCGGGTTTGATTTTCAGCCTATTTTTTCGGAGCAGCCATTAAGCCGAAGTGAGCCGAAGGAAGAAGAAGTAAGCCAAGCAAAGCCAAACGAAGCCGAGCAAGCACAGATTAAGCCCAGTGAAGCCACAGACAGCCATACACAGCCCAGTGAAACACAGTTAAGCAGTATTAAGCCGAAGCAAGCCAAAGACAGCGAAACACAGCCAAACAATGCCGTAGTAAGCAAAAGCAAGCCAAAGAAGCTGAAACAGGCGAAGGAAGTTCAACGTCTTATCGAACAAGGCGATGTACCCGGCGCACTTGCCGAAGTTGGTTTGACAAAGAAAAAAATCCCGATGCCGGAATCGCATCAGGGCGTTGCAAGTGGTGACGGCAAGCGTTCCAAACGCATTACCATCCTTATGAGCGAAGAAGAACGAAAGTACATCAACCGTGAAGCCAGACGGCACGGAATGACAATTGGACAGTTCGTATACGCTCTGGCGGTTGCGGCGGCAGAGGGGAAGATTGAGTTGGAGGATTTCTTAGATGAATGACGTATGGATTGACATTGGGCAGAAATTTGAAGCAATGGCAAATATGGGATGCAAGCCTTGTGGCTTCAAGCGAGTTCCATCAAATTTTGTGTTTGACGAAGATAAGTCGGTAAAGTGGAACAAAGAGCAAGCGCAAAAGAACAACGATGATTATGACAATGAAGTTAAACGACTGAATCAAGAAAAAATGAAGCGTAGGGATGAAATCTACGAAGAGATTTATAAGATAATTCAAGAAGAAGTCGGTTTTGAGATTTCAGAAAAGAAAGCGGCAAAAATTTGGGAGTACGCTTACGATAGAGGGCATTCAGCAGGATGGTATGAAATAATCGTTAATTTGGAAGAAATTGAAGAATTTGCAAAGTTCGTATTGGATGAAAAGAACTGAGTTGGAGGATTTCTTGGAGGATTGACGTATGATGAAGTCAAAGGAATTTTACGAAGACAGCATTAGACTGTTACAGAAAATGGTCAAACACGGAGTTTACGTTCTTTTGTTCGATGTCTTTGCTGTAGCAGTTCAGATTCCGTTTATCTTTGCTGGCAAATGGGTTGCAGCGCACTTGATTTTGTCCATCGCTGTATCTTTTGCGGCTGGATTTAGTTTTAATACGCTTGTGGATAGCAAAAGACAACTCGATGCGTACAAGGCAGATATGAAATTGTACTACACCAAAGAAGAATAATCTATGTGAAAGGAAAAAATGCGCACATACAAGCCACGCAAGCACAGAAGCAAAGAGGAGCAAGCCAAAATAAACGCAGAGGTAGCAAAACGTAAAGAAAAACTGGCTGAAAAGTACAACACTGACACTCAATATTACAAGGGCATTCCTGTTGAACTGATTGTAAGAGAGGACTACGGTTGCTACAAAGCAAAGCGTTTCAAAATCAACGGTAGTAATCAAAACGTGTGGATTCCAAACTGCTATCTTGAAGATGACGGAACAATCAAGGCGAATATGAACATTGATTTTGTATTTCGTAAGTCTGTAAACCAGTTAAACAAAGCGGGAATCACGCAAGCAATTATTGGTATCAAACGCAAAACACCGGAAGCAGATGTGCCAAATCTTAAAAGCACCATGCAAAAAATCGGAGATACAGGAACTTGCTAAAGCACAAACCCCTGTGCGGTCATTACGACTACACAGGGGCTCTGTTTTACTTATCAGCAATGCAATCCCAGTAGAGATATGCCTTGCCATCTGCGGCATCCGCGTCCTCAAGGAACGCCTTTGCCATGTCAGCGTAGAAGCCCGGAGTGTCAACGGACTGGCGCTTTGCGACCTGACAATAATCCGAGTACATCATGTTCATAACAGCCCAGAAATCGTTCGGGTCGCAGGTGATGTTGCGCTGTTTCGCAACGTCCTGCGTCTGTTCCAGCGTCCAGTGACAGCCTTTTGTGCCGTCGGCGTTCACCATACTGTCGCACCATTCCTCCGCTTCATCGTGGGTGAGGTGCTGGCGCGGCATCTTGATGGAGCGGCTGTCTGCGCCGCCACGTTCGTACTGCCCAGACCGTTTATCCCAGTCGCCGTTCTGCGAGAAGCCGATTTGCGGCATTCTGCGCCCATTCTCTACGTTAGGGTAGCGGGGGATAGGGTAGGGATCGATGTAGCGGTTCTCTTCCTGCGGATAATAGGGATAGCGGTCGTTGCCGCCTTCCAGCTTACGCAGACGGCGTTCCATCTCACGTTCCCTGCGGTCACGCTCTTCCTCAAGGCGGTCACGCTCCGGCTCACGGTCTTTGTCGTGTTCACGGAGCATCATCATGCGGCGAAAAGTGTTCTTGCCCATAATCTATACCTCCTCAAGAAATGGACGCGGGCGCACCGGCGTGGGAGCGGCAGAAGCAGCCAAGATACTTGAACGTGCCTGTGCCGGTCGCAGACGTTGCCACACGGGTAGCGTAGCGGGTGCGAGTGTGGATGCTCTCGGCGGTTGCCTGAGCGCAGTTGCAGTCGGTCAGAGGGTATGCGGTAGTGCCTGCGCCGATGGTGATGACAACAGGGGCGTTGATAGTGGTCGTGTCCGGGATGCTCTGAGCAACCACAATGCAATAACGCTCTCCATTCTGGTATGCGCCAGCAGGGATGTTGATGGTCAGCGTGTCGTTGGCGAAAGTCACCGACTGGCTCAAGACCAGATGGGGGCAGAGTTTGCAGCTTGTTTTGCAAGCCATAATGTTTTCCTCCTAAAAAATCAGGGGCAGAGGTGTCTTACCCCTGCCCCGATGGTTCACCCGGTGTTATCGGGGAGTGTGTTGGTTAGCAGCAGCCGCAGCAGTTCACGCCCACGTTGGGGTTTGCCACCTGATAAGCGGGAATCGGACGAGGATTGACACGGTTCAGGATGGTATCAGTCTGCTGGGACATCACGGTGGTCAGAAGCGCATTCTGACGATCCTGAGAAGCGGCGAACTTGAGGTTCTGGTTCTCGGCGGTCAGAGTGGCAATCTTATCCTGTGTGAAGTAGTCCATCATGCTGCGGAAGTTGGCGTTGCAGTTGTCCACGATGGCGCGGGCGTTGTCTGCGATAGCCTGACGGGTAGCGCAGTCCTCCGTTGCGATTGTGTACTTCAGGTCGCCGATGAGCTGCTTATTCTCGCAGCAGCAAGATGCAAGCTGCGTGGCAAGTGCGGTCTGACCAGCCTGCCGTGCGTTGCCCTCCTGCATGATGGCAAGGCTGATGGCGTTGTCGCCGTTGGACACGCTGCGCTCCAGACCGTTCACGAGCTGTGCGTTCTGGTAGCCAAGCTGACAGATGGCGCTGTTCACGCCTGTAAAGCCGTTCGCGATGTTGGCGTTGATGCCGTTGATCTGCGCCAGCTGGTCATAGCCCAGAGAACAGATACCGCTCTGGATGCCCGCCAGAGAGCGGGAGGTATCCTGCTGGTAGAAGCCCTCAGACAGAGCCGCGCGGGTGTCTGCACCGCCCTGACCGGTTGCGCCGGTGCCGACCAGATAGGGGATGTAGGCATTCATGCCGTTGTCGCCGCCGTTGCGGCCATAGCCGTTCGTGCCCCAGCCAAAGATGATGGCGAGGATGATAACCGCCCACAGACCTTCATTGCCGAAGAATCCGCCGTTGTTATTGCCGCCGTCCTGCCCAGCCAGATAGCCAGTTGCAAAATCGTCCATAACAAAACTCCTTTCAGTTTTGCGTTATGCTATCCCACCGCCGTATGCGATGGGCGAAGCCAAACAAATGCGGTTTTTGTCAAGTCCGCAAAACTGAGAAGCGTTTCGCTTAGGGATGCGTTACCGGGGCAACGTCAGATTCAGGACGCTTGCCAGCTGGTTCAGGTCGATGCCGCGCTCTTTGGCTAAGTTCTGCGCCATCGTTCGGAGCTGTGCTTCGTTTTTGCCCTGAATCAGATTTAAGCCCTGCATGATAGGAGCATTCTGCCCGCTTAACTGCTGGATAAGACCCATCGGGTTTTGCCCGGCACGAGCCAGATTTGCCAGCTGCATGATAGGGCTGTGAGTAATCATATCAAACGGAGAGGACATTATTTATTCTCCTTTCTTCGCTGCGGCAGTGGGCTTAGAAAAGCTCTTCTGCCACTTTTCCAGATCATCCAGCCGGTGCACAAGGGCGTTGTACTGCTCAATAGGCACATACTGCTGTGTCGGTGCAGCGGTCTGCTGCGCCTGTTGTGCTTGCATCTGCCGCCACGCTTCCGGGCTGTAAAACTCTAACACGTCAGATTCACAAGTGTTTGGGTTCAGACGTTTGCAGTAGATGACCCCACTACGCAAATCCGGGCAATACGTCCATCTTCCGTACAGATCAGATGGAATTGCCAAAAACTCCTCTCTGCTGGAAACAGGTCTGCCAAGCAGCCAGCCGCCATCTTGTGCCGACTGCTGAATAGACTGCTGCCCATTCATCGACTGCGGACGCTGCGGTTGTGTCTGTTGCATCTGCGTACTCGGTAGGGAAGTGGCAAGGCCTACCGTGCCCATGCCGCCGTAAGGATTGACAGGTTGCTGCGGAACGTAGGGCGTTCCGGGTGTCGGATAATAACTCATAAAGCATCCCTCCTGATGCTCCCAGTGTACCGCATCGGCAAAAATCGAAGGACAACGAACGCACAACGAAGGACAAAAAAAGAAAAGCGCCCACACGGGAAAATCCGCATGAGCGCTTAACTGTAAGGATGCACACATTAGAGTGCAATGTTAAGATATCGCATCATCCAATATATGGCAATGCTTTCGACAAAACTAGTGCGAATAAAACAAAATCCACCAGCCTAAAAGCTGATGGATTATAAGTGAGCGAATAATCGCCCTGCCACCGAAGTGGCAAAATTGCGTCTCCCGCATGGTACGCACTGCAAGTAGGCGGGCGGGAGACTGTATCAAATATCCACCCTAATGCGCTTCTTCGAGAGGCCGGGTGGATTTGTTGAGATTATTATACCACAAATCGTGCAAAAAGAAAAGCGGCAGACCCGAGAGCCTGCCGCTTCAATGCGTTTCGTGAGAAATCGCACCCAATTAAAATTATGATATCACATATCAAGCATTTTTTCAATGCCTTTCAGCCGGTAGCCTATCGCCGTCCGGCTGTAATGTGTTTGCGCTGCAATGTCCGGCAGCGGAAGCCGCTCCACGTACCGCAAAAGAGCTATCTTCCGGTCAACCCTCCCAAGCGGTGCGCTTTTGATGGCGGTGGTCATCTGCTGTCGGTCAAGTCCTTGCAGCGCAGCGGGCAGTACTACACGAGCCGCCGCCACAGGCAGCACCGAGCCAGAAAGGCTGCGGCAGCTGTCCGGCGTTGCGCACCATTACGGTGACGTTACCGAAATGGTATGTTTTCGTGAGGCCACGAAAACGTGCGCAGACCATTTTCGTGATGTCACGAAATTGCTCTTGTGCGGCGTACATTTTGTTGGTGTCAACAAAATGCTCGTATGTAGTGCTACTCATGGTTTTACTCCTTATCTGCCCGCTTTTCGATGCACTCGCCATATTTGTCAAGAAGGCAATCTTTGCAAAACTCTCGATTGTCGCCTTTCAGGTTGCACACCTTTTTACGCTTGCGGGCTTTATTCATAGCGTTTGCAGAAGCGGCAATAATGCCGCACATAGGTACAGCCATAATATCCTCCTTACTGCTTTTGCAGCGCCGCCTTTGCGCGGTCAAAGAAAAATTGGATGATCACCCCGATGGTCTCATCGGTGATGGCCCAGCTGATAAGTCTACCGTATTTGCTGGTACTCAGGGCGGCCCGGAGCATCTGAGCCACCCAGGCTTTTCGCTCCGCACCTTTTTTGGTGCCCTGGATATCCTTTTCAGCCTGATCGATGAGCTGGAGCACGGTGGGCTTGACTGCCGCACCATACCCCAGCCGGATGCAGCCCAGGGCGTAGAAGATAAAGCCGCCCAGCATCAGAGCCAGGGCCACCGGGCCCGGGACGGCGCTCAGGATTTTTGCTACTGCGTCCATGCGTTTTCTCTCCTCTCATACAAAAATTTGTCGATTTCCTCCGCACTCTGCTCCATCGCTTTGATATTATCACCTGACAACTGAGCGCCTAAAACGGCGCGGTTGGAGCGTAAAAGGATGGTGATAGCGTTTTCCAGCGCCCCAAAATGCTCCAGATCGCGACTCAGAGCGGCAGAGTGGTTAGAGTAGCCCGTCTCAAGCACTCCCACGCGCCTGTCCAGCTCATCCAGCCGCTTGTCTTGTGCATCGTCGGGGGCCTGTGCCTTTTTGATGTACTTGTGGATGATGTCCAGCACCTTGTCCAGCGTAATCGCTGCCGCGCACAAACTGCCCAAGATGCCCACAATCCAAATCAAAGCTTCTTTTTCAGTCATGCGCCCTCCCGAAGACGGGTCAGACCCTTCTTGCGGATGATTTTCGGGTAGTTGAGGGTGGTCACGTTGAGGTCAACAGTTCTGGAGATGCCCGGCACGCGGCCTTTGCTGGTGTGCTGGTGGGCGTTGTATTTAAAGTCCACCTTCGGGGTCTTGCCGGTGTAGTCGGCAAGCCATACGTCATAAGGATGCAGAGCCGCACCGCCCACAAAGAGATGCGCCTTTGCAAAGCTGGTGTAGGTGTAGAGCTGGGCATAGAAGCCCATCTGTTCGATCTCGTGCAGGGCTGTTGCCACGTGGTCAGTAAGTTTTTGCGTATTCAGTACCGCAAGGCGAGAATCCTCCACATCCATAGCAACCGGAAGAGTCAGCTCTTTTCCACAAACAGCCTCTTTTAGCATAGACAGCTCTGCATTCAGGCCAGCCTGCGTGGTGGCTGCGCTATACCAGTATACGCCAACGTCAAGCCCTGCGGCCTTTGCACCGGCGTAGTTCTTTTCAAAGCAGGGGTCAAAATAAGGATTGCCGCCCTTGTTGCCCAGTGCACGCAGCATTACGCCCCTGTACTCCGTAGACTTGACTTTCTCCCAGTCGATAGTGCCCTGCCACCGGCTCACGTCAATGTACCGGTAGGGTGGCTCTCCTGCCCACCCGGTCACGGTGTTCACAGTGGACACGTCCGGTGCAGGAGCAGGCGCTTCTTTGTCGGCGCTGTCACCGGCAGCGTGGGAGAGAGCAGAAAAGATATCCCGCAGGAAGTCAAGCATCACTTTCCACCTCATAAAATCCATCCTCCGTCAGCTTTTTCATCACGGCATCCTTGTACCGGGCAGGCACGTTGTCGATGGTAAAAGCGCCGTCAAAGCGGTGCAGTTTGATTTGGGTCACATAAAACAAAACCATAACATCCTCCTTTACTTTGCGGCCAGCAGGTCGAGCATAGCCGCTTCCAGAGCAGCAAGGCGCTCTTCTGCGGTGGGCAGCTGTGCCTTTTCTTCTGCTTCCTTGCGGGCCTTTTCCTGCGCGGCCAGCTCTTCGGCGGTGTAGCGGATGTACCGCTGAACCGGCACTTCCTCATCCCAGGCGGGCTGAGGGTAAACGCCGGGCACGTCCACCACCTTGCGGACATCACGGCCTTTTTCGCGACCATCTGCGTCATAGTATACTGCAGGGGTTCCGTCCGGCAAGGTTTCGGTCTCATAGTGGCTGACCTCTTCCACGCCAGCCACAGCATCGTGGTGGATGGTCTGGGTCTCCTGCTTGAGGTAGCCTTTCGTCAGGTCGGGGGTGGCGATTTCTACGCCGTTGCTGTCAATGATTTTCATAAGGTCTCCTTTCAGGCGACACGCCGCCAGATGTACATTGAGTAGTAGGGGTTGAGGATGTCCATGGGCTTGCCTTCACCAGCAGATGACATGGAAAGTTTGTTTGCGCCAAATAAAGCGGCTCCATCTCTCACGCCACACGGCCCATACGGCATGTCACCTGCTTCATTGCTCCAGGCTTCAAACATGTGATAGTGTGCAGCCAGCTCTAGAACTGTTTGCGTATGCGTTGCACTACCACCCGTACTCCCTGCCGGGTAGGTATCACTTGCGCCCATGATAAATCTGCCCTCAATGCGCTCCCATGTGCCGCCGTAAAGCTCGGCAGGGCTGGTGGGGTTTTCGCTGATGTACAGACTGCCAACGGGGTGGTCTCGCTCGACTACCGCCGCAAGGACTTGTTGATAGATAGCATAGGCATCAGGGCCAATGCCATTTTTGAGTTCTCCTAGTGCCATAAGGTCTCCTTTCGGTTATGCTACTCTGCGCCAGATGTACACGGAGTAATAGGGAGGTAATATGTCAAGCGGTGTACTATCACCTAGTGGGTCTGTTCTTCCTGTACGCGAAAAATCACCGCTTCCATCGCTGTGTGTGTATGAGAGTGATACAGCATCAAATTCTCTTCCTTCAGAACCTTTCGTGTATAATGAATACACGCCAATTTTCTCATTAGGTAAGTTTGTTTTAGCTATGGTTTTCGTCGCACTACCACCTGTGCTCCCTGCCGGGTAGGTATCACTTGCGCCCATGATAAATCTGCCCTCAATGCGTTCCCATGTGCCGCCGCCAAATGTCACAGCCGGGTTTTCTGGGCTGATGGTCTGATAGATACTGCCTACGGGATGTGCCGCAAGCAGGAAGTTGGAATAGATTGAGCCGTCACCATAGAACTGACCACCATACTTGATGGGATACCACCGGGCGGAAATTTCCGCAGTCGGAATGTTGTGTGCACGGATACGGATAGCTCCGGTTCGAGTTTCGGGGTTTACAAGCATAGCTTTACCGGCTACGTCTGCGCTTGCAGGGTCGATGCTGACCGATACCACAGTCGTGGACGTAACGTCTGCTGTAATATCGATGTAATGCGGGTACTCTGCAACTTCTGTGTCTGTCTGCCACCCCGTAATCGGAATAGAAAGATCATGCGGAACGACGGAGTCTGCTTTGCCCGCCAGCGCGTCACCGGTGGCCTTTGCGTCCGCAGGAGCGTTTTCGATGCTCAGGGTTTTGTCGGTATTGGCCTTGGCCCCGGCCTCTTCCGAGTATTTCTTTGCATTGGCTTCACTGGTTGCAGCGGCAGATG